GAACTCCAATAGTAAGGGGTGCATCTGGAGCAGCAGTTCCAATACCGACATTACCATTAACAAATAAAGAACTATTGATGGTTAAATTGCCGGTCATTGTATCTCCAGCTTTTTGAACATAATCACCAGCTCCTCCACCTGCAACTGAAACATCAAGAACTCCAGCATTCCAAAATAAACCTGCCCCGGTCGAAGTGCTTCTTATAAAATAGCTCAAAGCAGTTCCAACCGAAACGTTAGTTGCAAATCCTGCAAGACCTATTGAAGAGTTGGTTGCATATAAATTGAAAGAAGCATTCTTAGCGAAAGCTGCAGTTCCTACTGAAACATTAGTTGCAAATCCAGCAAGTCCTATTGAAGAGTTGGTTGCCATTAAATTGATAGAAGCGTTAATAGTGGAAACGACTAAACCAACACTAGCATTTGTAGCAAATCCGGCAAGTCCTATTGAAGCATTGGTAGCATAAGAACTTAAATCATAAGTAGCTGATGATGTGTCAGCCATTTTAAGCCATGAAGAATATACATTATAAGCAGCAGAATCCGTTAAAATATATAATCCCTTTGATGGGTCAACTTGAACATAGGCTGGCATTCCAGTATACACCCATGCTTCACCCCAAACGCTACCAGTCTTAATTTTCCAAGTACTTGGGTCAACCAAGTCACTATATAAACCAACGACGGTTCTAGCATCCAAAGGACCTGCTAATAATGGTTCTAAGTTTGCAGCAAAATTAAATGTTCCTTTTCCTCTTGACATGGCTAAAATTCTAGATATATTTTTGTTGAATCTCTTTTTGTTCCGGCATATGTATACAAAGTATAGTTAGCTACATATCTTTGTATTATATTAGTTGAAGCACTTGTTGCCCATGTTGTTAGGGATGAAGCAGCACTTCCTCCTTCATATTCCCATTGTCCACTAACAGTGCTATATGTTTTAATTCCTGATAAAGCGTGCAAAGATATTCTCGCGGTTGGTATTTCAAATTTTTGTTTTGTAACATTAGGAACATCCCCAGTTTCCCCTACCAATATAAATCCATTAGCTATATTTGGAACAGGAGTAGTAGCTAATGCTAATAGAGTTTGCTTTGTTAATGTGCTGATATCTACAGTAGTTGCATAATATGGATAAGAACCTTCGATTATTCTTGTTGATGCAGCAGTTAAAGTGCCAGCTACTAATGGCCCTGTTGTAGCATTACCCCCTTTATTATCTAATGGTTGTGGACCCTGATTATATCCTATTTGACAACTCCATGATTGACTGCCATATTGAACATCGTATGCAAAAGATTGAACATTTGGTGATACATTAGAAGAAGCATCAACTAAGTTTGAACCTGTATAGTTATAATTATTGCAAGAGCCGCTTCTTACATTTTGATATGTTGTTCCATTATAAATGGTTCCTTGATTTAATGTTGTTGTAAATTGTAATGCCGCAATGTTTGTTGAAACCTCATATAATGTTGTAGTAGGTGACATGGTGAGCGTTCCAGTCGGAGCAGTAAGAGTAGGCTGAATTGTTGGAAATAATAAATCATTTAGAATAACTGTAACACTATCCCCGGATAAATCTGCAACTGTTGTGCCTGCTAAAATTCCGCCTACCGCACTAGGCATTGCTAATGTTGGATCTAATGTAGAGGGATCATAAAAAACTCTCGAAGATAAAATAGAAGAGTCCCCAATTCCTGCTGCAACTGAAACATCAAGCATACCAGCATTCCAATTGAATCCAGTTCCTATTGAAGCTTCCCTTAATAAAGCTGTTGATAACTCCCAAAAATATAATGAAGCTTCTAATGGAGTAACATTTTTCCACTTTGAAGTAGCAAAATCATATTGTAAAAATTGATTTGAAGAAATATCTACAATTGAAACATCAGAAAGCCCGGCAAGAGATGAAACACCTGTTGCTATTGAAACATCCAGCATACTTCCATCCCAAGCTAAACCAGTTCCTACTGAAGTATTTCTTATAAAATAGCCTAAAGCAGTTCCTATTGAAGCATTAGTAGCAAATGCATTTGTATAATCATAAATTGCTTTTCCTGTAACTAAAATCGATGAGGCATCTGCAACAATTGATATTGAAGTATCCTGGATACTTATAACAGGTTGTGATGGAGAAGAGCCAAGAATAAGCCCATTCTTAATTTTAAATTCGTTTGCCATTTTTTAATTATTCTTTCACTATCCAGAAATAATTCTATATAGCTTATTATTTTATATATTTTTGATTATCCCGTAATGAATACTGAACAATCTCCTGTAAGCGACCCTAAGGTCCAATCCAGAGTAATATCCCCATTAGCAGCATATTTAACTCCTGTAAAAACAAGTTCTCTAAGTTCATAAACTGCTACTGTAAATGGTCCAGCACCAAGTCCATGAGTTGCAGCTGGAATAGCAAAAGTAGATATTCCAGTTGGATCAAATGCGCCGGCATATTTTGTAACATATCCACCTGCTCCTGGTACTGTTATAGTAATAGTAGAGGTATCTGATGTTATTGAAACCCCAACCCCCTGAACCAATTGTCTAAGATATGCGATATTATTATTTTCATATGAAAATATTGCTGCATTTCCTCCATTAGCTACATTCGCTACTGCTCTTATTGCATTAGTTGAAAGATCTGCAATACCTGCGGTATGAACTATAGTTAATGTATTAAGACCAACTATGGAAGTATCCATATAATCTAATCTTGTATCTACTTGGATAGAAACATCACTTATTAAAGCATCTACTTTAGTTTTGCCATAGTAGTTAGTTGAAGTTTCAAACGCCATCGTTCCTAAATCCCTAGAACCAACTAATGTGCCATTCCAAACAAGAGCTGTCATCTCAGAAGCTTGGGCAGTGGCAATAGGTAATCCTAATCCAACTCCTGGGGTAAATGTAAACCCAGCAGAAGTATCAGTTCTATATTTTGTTCCATCCCAGAATCCAATCCCAAATGCTGTTGGCGTATCTTCTCTTGTTGCAACTGCTTGAGTAGAAGCATCTATGAAAGAAGAACCATCTTTAGCAATTCCTATTCTAAAAGTTTGAAAAGATTCATCATATACAAATATGTATGGATCCGATGATCCTCTTTCTATAACAATACCAGATTGCATGTATGCAGGAGGAGCTCCTGTAAGACCTGTATTTAATCTAATATAGGATGCTGATACATCTATAGTTTCTATATTTGTAATATATAAAGATCCATCTACAGTTAAATTTCCTCCAATATAAGTATCCCCGAGAACCGATAACCCTCCATTAATAGAAGCATTATTTGTAACTGATAATCCTCCTGCAGTAATAGAGAGAGGACCGGTCATTGTATCCCCAGCTTTAAGAACAAAAAGTCCTTTAGAAGCTTCTAATCCTTGAATAAGCCCATTTAATATTCCGAGAGAAGTATCCTGATTTAAATCCCAAGTATTAAATGTTCCTAATGAGCTATTGATATTGGTAATTTGTGTGCCAATTGCGTTTAATGAACTATCAAGATAAGTTTTGCCATAATAGTTTGTAGAGGTTTCCCATGTCATAGAACCAAGAGTTCTTACTCTAAGAGAACCATCTGCTCCTTCCATTACAAGTGCTGATGGGGTATTTGCTGTTGAAGCTACTAAACCTGCTATTTTTAATGAATTTGTAGCAGAAGTTGTGATTATTGTAGGAATATTTAATGTACCGCCAAGACCTACTGAACTATTTGTAGTAGTTAAACCATTCCAGGATTTGACCGTTGCTGCAGCTAATGCCCCAATAGAAGCATCGTGAATTATTGTTAATATATTTAAAGCACCAACAGAAGTTTCAAGATTATTAATATCTGTTATGCTAGTATTGATAAGACCGTTAAGAGTTCCTAAAGAAAGATCTATATTATCTAATCTTGTATCTACTTGTGTAGAAACATCACTTATTAAGGCATCTACTTTAGTTTTGCCGTAATAGTTAGTAGAGGTTTCCCAAGTCATTGTTCCTAATTGTCGACTTTGAATAGAAACATCGACTCCTATCGTTCCAACTACTAAAGCATATGGAGTATTAGTAATTGTTGCTCCGGGACTTGATATATGAGTTACCCCTTGTAAATATACAGATGAATCAAAGGTAACATTTTTTAAAAATGAAGCACTTGAATCAACAATGAAATTGGGCTGAACATACTTTGCCATTATTTATTGTTTATTTTATTTATATATTCTTTTAGTATCCAATGATAATTACATCATAACTTTGTCCTAAAGGAAAATTTGTAAAATTAAGTATTGAAGTATTAAGACCCCTGATTTTATCTGGAAATAATTCTTCCTGAGTTGATGGATCATATACTGCTATAAGATGATTCATGGTATTTAATGAATGATCAATTGTAAATGTATTTGACCCTATATTGGTTATAGTAGTATTATAATTTTTTGATTTCAGATAAGGGGAAACACCTATTTCGCCATTTATAGCAATTAAAACTCCATTATATGAAGGATCTAATTTGAGAGCTTCTGCTATTATTTTTCCATGAACCCCAAGATTTCCTAATATATCTACATTGCCTTGAATTCCTACAGCTCTTTTATATAAATCATCATAGTTTAATATAGTTAAATTTTGACCGTAATAATTGCTATTTCCAAAATATGCTCCAGCTACACTTCCCGTATTATACCAAAATGGCCCACTCCAACTTTGTGTTTGATTTACAACTAAATCCGAAGAATTTATTGTTTGCAAAAACCAGGTGTCCCCTACTTTGTAAAGGCATTTATCTCCTGAAAGATTTGAATAAACACTAGCATCATTTACAATTGCAAGTCCCGAAATAGGAGGAGTAAAATAAGTTCCTCCAAATCCATTTGTGTCATCAATAACATAATAGGAATTTAGTAAACTTTCAACAATCTCTTCTTTAATATTTAGCAAATATAAAGATTGGGGTGTTCCGATATTTAATGAACCTGCTCTAATTCCTCCATAACTGCTATCTAAATAATTACGTATTTCAAGATTTCCACTAGCGTCCTTTAATTTAACGCCATCATTTGTCATGTAAAGTTGGAAAGCTTGGGATAATGTTCCACTAGCATCTGTTGGAGCAATTATGCCTTTAACCCCATTATATCTGTATCCTGTTATCTGTATCGGAGCCGGAGGAACTATATTAAATGTTAAAATCCCCGTCATGTAATCAAAACGCCAAGGATAAACAGCACTGGTTTTTTGTATTTCTACTCCATTTGAAAAAAGTTTCAAATCATAACCTGCACCATACTTATCTGATATCCAATCTTTTAATCTGGGATTTGTTGGATCATCAGCTAATGCAAAATTAAAGGGATTTACAGAATTTGCAACTGCAGCCCAAGTTAAACTACCGGAAACAGTTGTATCAACTTTAAGGGTAAATTTATCATATCCATCAATATAGGGATATGCTGAAAATGGACCATAGCTTGGATCAACAGGAATTGCATTTATCCAGATTTCTTGAAGATGGACATTTATTGTATTATCCCCAAATTCTTCGTAAAATTGTTTCGCTGAATCTGTTTGGCGTTTATTTACTAAGGTTTTAAAAGATATATCGTTTTGATTCCAAGACATTTATAATATTAAATTTTAGCTTAACGTAATTTGTGTTATTGATTTAGAAATATTTTTAAAAATAATTTTAAGTGCAAATTGATTTATATGTGTTATTTCATTTCCCAAACTATCTGTTCCTAAAGACCATGCAATACTTGAACTAGATCTTGCTGTCCATGCACCTTTTGCTTGATTTATTGATGATCCATCTCCCCCCGTTCCGTATTCTAGTGCTAAATCAAAATATTTATCTTGATCAGTAAGCCATAGGATAATATTGGTATTTCCAAATCCGTATATACTTGAATCGGTAATCGGATTAAATCCGGTGAATGTTAAAGTTCCACTACTTAAACTTCCTGTTTTAGTAAATCTTCTAATATATTCTTTATCCCCTGAAAATGCAAAATTAGCATAATCACCGGCAACAGGATATCGCAAGGTTCCATTCTGAACTTGAGCATATGCTCCATTACCAGGATTAAAAATTGTGTAATTAGTTTCATCCCAATCCACATCTGTTCCTGATGAAGCAATTAAAAGTCTCTTACTCTCATCAGTAAAATATTCAGTTGTTACAGTTGCTCTTGTAGGTAAATATGTATTGAGTCTTTTTGTCAGGGTTAATGTACTTGAATCCCCTGTAAAATTGGGTTTATATAAAGTTACTGCTAATGTTGGATAACCAGAACCTGTAGCTTGATTAGCTATATCAAATGTAAATTCCTGATTAGCCACATTAAAACTAGCATCATAAGATGGAATCGATATTGGATTTAATAATATTTGAGATCCATAAGTAGAAGTTATTTTTCCAACTGCTATTGAATGATAAGCATTCTTAAATATTCCAGGCGCAGCAGTAAATGATACAAGGATTTTTGAATTTATACCATAATATTGTATTCCACTTAAATAAACGGAATTTAATGCTCCTTCCGAAACACTTGGGGAAATAGACCATTTAGCAGCGCCTGGACTTGGATCGAATCTTAAAAAGAATTCATTAGAAGTAGCTGCCTCAGAATGACCAATAGAATATTTTACCCCTCCTGTTCGTTGAGTAGTTATATCTAAATATGCTTCAACCCTTCTCCAGAAATCGGAATTGATTCCGCCATATCCTGCTTCATTATTAAATCTTAAAATCCCGGTTGCTTCAGTCGTTGAAAATGAAGTATTTCCAAAACCTAATGTCATATCATAAGAGGCATCTAAAACCCCATTAACATATCCATAAAGAGTTCCTCTTGTAGTAGTATTACCAAAAAATCCTGCTCTAAAAGTATCTACAAAACTTGGTGTGGTAAGTCTAAAAGTATTATCAACAGCATAATCATTTATAATTATACCGGGCGCAATGCCGCTATAATACCAAGCTGGGATTAATCCCGAAGGTAATTTAGCTGCATAGGTTACAGAACTTGTTAATAATAGGGTTTTATTAGTTAATAAATTAGGTCGAGCCGGAGCCAATAACCCCATTATACTATCTAAATTAGAAACACTTGTTTGAAGATCATTTCCGGTAAAAATAAAATTTGAACTATCATAGTTAACCCCACCTATATTTGTAGAGTTTTCAATAATCATATCAAAAAGAAAATTATATGAAGGATCAAAAACTGCTGACTTATTAACAATTAACAAATGACTTGCATCCCAAGCAAAATCGGTGCTTAGGTTTATTGAAGATTCTTTAAGATAATTTTTACTAATCAACCAAGCAATTGATGCATCTCGTGATGCTAATGAACCATCAATATATATTTTTTGCTGAGCATCTTTAAGATATAAATTTGTTATTGAAGCATCTCTTAAAGCAAAAGAACTATCAATATATGCTGTTGAATATCCACTTATAATACTAACATCTAATAAAGCTCCATTCCAAACAAAACTAGATCCCAGCGATGATTCTTTAACATATCTGCCGTCATGCAAATGTGAAGATGGAGACATGTTAATACTTAGCCAAGCAATAGATGCGTCTCTTGCAAATAAAGAACTATCAACATATATTTGGGATACTGATCCAGCAATTACGCTTACATCAACATACAATTGACCATCTAATCCCCATGCAAATCCTGAACTGAGATTTAATGAAGCTTCTTTAACATATATTCCTAGAGGTTGCTTATTAGCGTCAAGCCATGCAATAGATATATCTCGTAATGCTAATGCACCATTAATATAACTTGTATCCGTTGGGGACATGCCAAAGTGATGTGATAGATCTAAATAATATTGACCATCTTCACCTTGCAATAAATCTGCATTTATTATTGGAATTGGAGGAGTATAAGCATAAACGGGATCACCTTCATAAATTAGATACCAATTTAAAATATTGCCTGTACCAATTCCAGTTCTAGTATATTTTATTTTAAGATAAAAAGTTGGTTGATCCCTAAATTGAATACCGCTTAAAGCACTTTGAGAAAGAGAATTCCAATTTGTCCACGTAGCATTATCCCAAGAATATTGAAATTCCTTCTTAGAAAAGACCCCAGAAATTCCTTCTTCTTGAAAAAATGTTATTCTTGTGACATTTGGAATAGGAATAGAATTAGAAAATTCTACGGTTTTTATAGATTCTTGTTTCTCGGTGAATTGGTATTGCATGTAGAAACTTTATTTTCTTTATTTATCTGGTTTTAAAAACCGATAAGTTAATAAAGATCCTTCTACAAATTACCCAGCTTTTTTGCAAAACGATTATATTATATTTTTAGATTAAATTATCCCTGTTATTAATCCATTTAAAACTGTTACCGTTGAACCATCTGAAAGAAAAGTTCCTGTAAACCCAGAACTGATATCTTGTTTAGTCTGAAGTCCCCCCATTAAATTATTAAGAGCTTTTTGTAGACCTGCTATTGTATTAATTGCTTGCTCCCCTTTTTGATTTGGTCTCCATAAATAATAATTTGCATTTTTTCCTAAAAGAGTTTCGGCATCGGTAATCTTAGTAACTTCAAATGTTTTAACTACTCCTCCAAGATCATTACATCCATCAGAAATAACAAAAGCATGTTCTGCAGAAACACCTTCGACTGGGGGAGCATAGGTTGGACTCGTATTTGGCAAATATTCTATAGAGAATGCGGATACTTTTCCAGCCGTAGGACTAGTCATAGTATATTTGATCTCAAAAAATAAAAATTTATGATCTCCTGTATTAACTTTAATATTTCCAACATTTAGATCTTCCCATGAAGACCAATAAATTCTATCAAAAGACCATCTAAATTCTTTTTTTAAAAAAAGTTTTGAAGAGTTGTCTGTATAGAATTTTATAGAACCAACATTTTCAATAGGGATTTCATTCTTAAAATAGATAAGATTTTCTAAAGAAATTTTCGTGAAATTTGAAAAATTCATATATTCCTAATTTATTTTATTTATTCACAGGAAATAAACTAGTAATAAAAAAACCCCTTACTATTTCTAGTAAGAGGTTAAAAAAGAAAAAAGAAATAAAAATTAAAAAGATAATTCTTCTGGAGTCAAAGTTCTCATGTTATCGAATTCAGAAAACTCCTTTATTTTTTCATAATTGGGTTTCTTTTTAAATTCCTCCTGCTTGGATTGTTTCATTTCCCCCATTAGTTTTACTTTCATATGTCCGATGACAATATCATATATGAGATCGGCATTTCCCCCTTGACGAAAAATCCAATCCTTATATTTTGCAACCAAGCGAGCCGAAACAAATTCATGTCCATAAGCACTCCAGGTTCCCCTTTTATTCAATCTTGTAGTCTCGGTTTTTCCGAGATCATGAAATAAAGCGGATAAAGAAAAATCAAGATCTCCACTTTTTCTAGCTCTTTCATAAACTATTCTCGTATGAATTAATACATTACCTTCAGGATGCCAGGTTTTACTCTGAGGAGTTTTCTCGCATTTTTCCAAAAGATTACGTATTTCTTCAGGAACTATTTTTGATATTTTTTCAAATGATAGGATCATGTATTATACCTTTTAAATCTCGGGGTAGTAAAAAAGTTGAATTTTTTAATATTTCTGACATAATTCTTTTACCTTCCAGCTCAATCTCCCTTCTTTTACTTTCACTAAAAATTTCATGTTCCATCATTTCTGCCATTTGTTTTGTCCGTCTTTCGGTATTTATTTTTTCGTTTATAATTCTCTCTGCTTCTAATAGTTCATCCTCAATAAGCCATGGAGCTTTTTCTTGTATATCTTTTTCAATAGGTATTAAAATAAAGCTCCCAGAAAAGAAAATAGTTTTTCCATAAAAACTTCTAAGACGAATTTCCCGTATCTCAGTTCTCATTCTTGGTGGGGTATTTATTTTATTTAATATTGCTTGAGGATTTATTTGAGGGATCATTCCAGCCTTTGACATTGATCGAATTAAATCATCTATACGGTCCTCAATTTCAACTTTTGTAAATAAAATAATATTATGAGGCCGATATAAATTATCTGGAAATTCTATTCTTTCAAGTTTTTTTAAAAAATCAAAAATCAATTCTGGAGTTTTTAACCTGACTGAGGATCCGTCAATAGAAAACTGAGCTCCTATAATTTCAGTGGAATCCTGTTTCCTTCCAATTTGCATGGAATCTTTTGGGTCTATATGTCTAATAAAAGCCATAAGGCAAATATACAAAATATTTTCTAAATTAAAAAATTAAAGAAGAATTATTAATTCATCTCCGAAATTGTCTTCAATAATTTTCATAAACTCCTCTTGAGTAGCAGCTTCAGCAAGATCCTTACCAATTTTTTCAGTATCTAATCCTTTTTCAGTAGCTAAATCAAAAGCCTCTCTAAAAATGACAGTCATAAAATTAATACCTATCATTTTTGTATCAACAATGACTTTTCCCATCATAATTCTGCAATTATTTTTTCTTTAGCCCCATATCCTAATCTTGCTGAAACTTTTTGAACATCAATCCACATGGCAGTTTTACATGGAAAAACCATTGAATCTATTTCAGCTTCTTTAGCAGATTCATTAAGCAATTCATCAGGACCATAATCAACCGAAAGTGTTAGATGATATCCCGGATAATATTCCACTGCTTTTTTATAGGTTTCTGACATTCTTCGGATTAAAGATTCTTTAAATTTTTGAAGTTTCTCTGGGGTAACTCCTTCTCTTGCTCGATTTGCAGTTACATTTCCAAGCATCCACATCATATTTCCCATACGGCGATCCTCAGCACTTCCTTCATTCTGAGCTCCATTATCCCAGTTCAATTTATGACCAGAGATTTGTTCTGCCCACCAGTTGGCAGCAGCTTCGAGTAATTTTGAATCAATCATTTCTTTTCTTTTTTATAATCAAATAAAATACTATCATACCATACATTTCTTCCTGTGTCACATTTTACTCGACATCTGTTTTGTCTAAGGATTGAGAACTCAGTAACAATATATTGTTTGCCTAGAGTTAATTTCATTTTTGATGAAGGTCTTGATACACATCTAACCTTTAAATTAACCTTTTGTACTATGGGTACTTCGACTGCATTTTTAAATTCAAACATAATTTAAAACCTTAGGTTATATTGTAATAAAAGAAAATTTACTTTTTCTAAACAACATTTTTTATATTTTTTACCACTTTCACAAGGGCAAGAATCATTTCTTTTAATTTTCTTAAATTTAAGAAGATATTGTTTTACTTTTTCCTTTTCTTCTATTCGAGCATTAATTTCTTCTTCTCGTTTTTTCCTTTTTGCTTCATTAATTGTATGTTGACCCGCATCACTTTCAATTATTTCTGTTTCCCAATCAGACCCTGGAGGACTAAACATATGGGCCAATTCTTTAATATTTCTTTGCTCTGGACTACTCATAAAATCCCCAAATAATTTGGTATAGCTTTCCTTTTGTTTTTCATTATAACGTTCTCTCTGCTCAATAAGTTTTTCTTCAGGGATTTCCGATAATAAAATATTTGCATAAACGGTTTCACATTCATTGCAAAACAACTCTTTCGGATTAGGATATTGCTGTTCAAATAATTCCCAATCATTGCATTTTTTGCACCAGAGTCTTTTATATTCTCTTATTGGCATCCCTATCTAAATTATTTAATAAAGTAAATGTACACAAAAATTTCCAAATTAAAAAATAATCTTAGAACTTTTTATCAAATATATGATATAATCTATATAGTAGTTTTGATGAAAAAATTTAGAAAAGATAAAAATAAACTTTTCATATGTGAAGAGTGCGGAAAATTATGTAAAGATAAAACAGTTTTAAGTATTCATAATATTAAAATTCATAAATTAAATCCTAGAGAATATTTTAATAAATGGATAAAAGAAGAGGGGGAAGGAATATGCAAAATATGTGGGAACGAAACAGAATTAAAAAGATCTGATAAGGGATATACTAATACATGTTCCAAAAAATGCAAGGATTTATATGTCACAAAAAGAACTGAAGAGGAAGTTTTTAAAAAATATGAGGTATGTAATGTTTATCAGTCTGAAGAGATTAAATTAAAATGCAGAAAAACAAAATTGGAAAAATATGGAGATGAAAAATATCAAAATAGAGAACAAATAGAGAAAACTAATTTAATGAGATATGGTTCAAAAACCCCATTAAAAAATATAGAAATACAATTAAAAACCCAAAAAAATGGAATACTATCTAAAAAATTCAAAAATTTATGGTATCAGGGGTCTTATGAATTAGATTTTCTTACTAAATATTATGATAATTTTTCTGATATTAAAAGAGGGCCAACAATTAAATATATTTTAGATGGCAATATGAAAAACTATTATTCAGATTTTTATATACCTTCCTTAAATCTTATAATAGAAATTAAAAATTCATATCTTTTAAAAAGAGATCAAAATATGATTAGAGAAAAAGAACAAGCAGTATTAAAAAAGGGATTTAATTATATTATGATTTTGGATAAAAATTATGAAGAATTTTGCAATTTCTTTCAAAATTTATAGTTTTTATATATTGTAATATTATTTAGCATTCTTACAACACGTTGATTAGGTAATATATAAGGATTTGCTCTTTTAAATTCCTCTCTATCACATTGAAAATAATCACAAATAAATTGAGCACAAGCACCCGATCTTGCGATTCCGGCTGAACAATGAATAATAAAAACATTTTGCTTTTTATTTTTCTTAATAAAGTCCCTAATAGCTTTTGCATCTTCAATAGTAAAAGCTTTCACTTTTTCCTGATTAGTTGGAGAAAATTTATCAGTATCCTGTTCAACATCATCAAACCATAAACGGATAACATTTGAATGATCCTGATCAAACCAAGAAACAGACCATTGGCCATGAGTATCATTAATAGAAATAAGAGCTACATCTGAAAGAGTTTTTTCAACATTCTTATCAGAGATTCCCATTTTCTCCATTACCTCATTAAATTGAGGTTTACTCCAAGCCAGTATTCTTTTAGTTTTTTGTTCGATTGACATTTTTTATAACTTTTATTCTTTATAATTAAATTTATTAGTAAAAAACCATATATAATATAGGCATAGAGGAAACCATATTATAGGAGTCCATTGATCTTCTCGATCATTAATCTTTATTTTAGGATAATGAAGATGTTCGCTCATTAAGAATAATCCTGCTATTATTTGAATAAAGTACAAAACCAATATCCCAGCTATAATAAAATCTATCCATTCGGGTATTTTATCAAGTAACTCCCCTATCATTTTTTCCTTTCCATTAAACATTTTCCGCAATTATATTTATATCTATCTTTAGAGTGAAAATTTGGATGATTTTTACAAAGATCAATTTTTTTTGTTTTCACTTCTTCTTCTGAAGCTAATCTTTTTCTTCCAATCCCTTGTTCCCATTTAGCTTTATGGGATCTTTCTCTTTCCGCATCCTCTTCATTACCAATAAAAAAATATTCTCCGTAACCAGATACAGTTATAATCCATGTAGCTTCACCTTTCCAAATTTCTTCAAGAAGGGCAATTCCGTCTTTCCATTTTTTTCCAGCTCTTATTTCATGAGTAAGAGATAATTTTCCACACCATGAATTCCATTCTGCAGGAATTTTTTCGTCACTTATTCTGGCAAGATAATATTTTGTGTTAAAAGAAAAGACCATTCCACATCCTCTTGCCCCACAAAGAACTTTTGAACTAGGAACTTTTGCAATAAAATGTTTTTCATCAAGATGTTTTACAACATACATTCGGTTTCCCATATCATATCCGGAGATTTTTATTTCTTCTTTGCCATCATGATCAACCCAAAGATCATAAAGAACCCCTTTTATGATAGGATCCTCAACTCTCATCAATTGGTTTATTTCAATTCTTTCCATTTTTCTACTATTTGTTTGACCATTTTGTATAATTTTTAAATTCCCATCCTTCTGTATTAAGAGTATTTTTATAGCATTGAGATTTATTTTTTATTTCTATTTTTCCTTTATTTTTCCATCTATTTAAAATTCTCCAGTCTAAATTATTGATTTCAATAAATTTTTTTAATTCATCTTTATATAAGTTAAATTCTTTATTATTTGGATCGATTATTAGCCATAATGATTTCATTCTCCTTCCATGTTTTCCTTCTCTTAATACTTGCCAACTTTCACAATTCAGGGTATTTTCTTTTATATGATAGGTTTTTTTGATTTGTATTTTTCCATAATTGATATGTTTTCGAAGAGTATAGAAATTTAAATTTTTTTCTTCACATATTGCGCTTAAACAAACATTTTTATATTCCTTTCCAGCTGGATCGATTAATGTATATTTTTTTGATGAGGTTTTTCCAATACAAGAATTTCTTATTTGATTTTTTGTTTCTTCAGAATGACACCCCTGTACCCCCACACCTCCAGTTGGACTTATATTATACCCTCTAGGCTTTAATGTGTTAAATTCTTTTATATATTTTTCCTGTAATTTGCTTACTTCTTCTCGGGTATCACCCCATTCTAATATTTCTTTGAAAAAATTATGTTCTCCATATATTTTAACTGTATTACAAAAATAAGAACCACTTCCAATATAATATCTTTTTTCTTTTGGATCTATAGTATGATCCCCGACATATTGTTTGCCACTTATTAAATTAGTTGTTAGATATACATAATGAATTTTATTAGACATAGTTTTTATTTTATATATCTGGAAATTGGTATTTTAAATTGCATCTAAATACAGCCTTTATCAATAAATTCTCTTGCATTATTTAATTTATGTGTTCTTTTTTCAAGATATTCTTTAATAGAAATTCTTATATCTTTATTATTAAATATGTGCTGAATTGCAAAAGAAAAATTTGGATTAGATTTAAATTTTAGAACAAACTCTTTTCGATCCCCTTTATATAATTTACATAGTTTCTCTACTTCTAAACTCTTTTTGTAAAAATAATTCATAACAATTTCTTGTATATGTTTTATTTGATTCCTAAATTCCTCATCTTCTAATTGGGAAAGTAAATCGTCTATTGTTTCATCCAATATCATTTTTATAATAATATTTTCTCTTTCTGCATCATCCTTGCATTTATGCTTGATGAAATACCAAGCCGTTTTTAATTTAATAAGTTGATCATCAGTAAATTTAATAACCCATCCTTCTTTTCCTTCAGCAGTTTTAGATTCCTCTATTAATGAATCAAGAGTTCCGCTTTCTTCTTCAACTACTTGCATATCTTTAGGAATAAAAGACTTATTAATTTCCGAAACAGAATAATAAATTCCGGTAATATTATCTCTCATTCCAATAAAACGAATCTGAGGTTTAGAATATTTTAAAACGACTCTGTTATCCCAAGAAACATATTCAAATAAAGGAGTATATCCGGCGTTGAGTAATTCTTTAACCCAGATGACATGCTCTTCGTTTGTATAGAGAAGGTTATAAGCTAATTCGGATTGTTCACTAGTAAATGATCCTATAGTTTTAGCAAAAAGCTTTCCGTTAGGAAGCATCATAAAAGCTATAAGAGATCCATCAGCTTTTTCAGTTATGCTGCAAATTTCTTTATCTTTAACAACTCCATACTGAGTTGAATCTACCTGATTAAGATTAAAAAATTTAGGAAGCATGAAAAAAGTTTTCCAGAGGGATCCATCCTTATTAAAAACAAAGGTAACACCTCTCAGATCAAAGGCATTTACTTCAGGACGATTTGGAAGGGGATTAGCGAAATCATTCCATCCGCATATAAAATAATTAAATGCTGCAAGTTTGTAACCGTCTTTCGTAAACGTAAATTCCCAGAAGTTATTGCTATTATACTTCTGGCAAATTTCCTGAGCATCTTTATATGTAAGAATATACTTCATTTTTCTTTTAGCTAAAGTACGAAATGTTTCTCAAATAAAAAAATATTTAATCTATTATTTCAATAGCTTCCCATTCTGCTACCCAAGGACCCCAATAATTCTGATAGGTCCAGCCATCATCAAAACTTGTATATCGACAAATAATAAGTCTTTCTTTTACTTTAATTTTTTTAAGCCAACGAAATTTATGGCCAACCCACCATGGACGATAAGCGAATATTTCTCTTATTCTTTCTGTATTAGTAATTTTTTCTTCCCAGTGTTCTCCTTCACTTTCTCCAGACAATACCCCAAGGAGTTCATATTTTTTCCCCTCAAAATTAAAATAAGTTTTTTTCATTCCCAATTATTTTTTAGATAATCAAATAATTCATTTACCCTTATCCTTTCATGTGGCCACGTACAGTTGCTGCAGTCCCAAACCCCATTTTCTAAATAATATCCTAAAGATGTATCATTACAGGGCCAACGATAGCAATAACAAAAAACACAAGATTCTAATTTATCTTTATCATGACAGGGGTAATAAGTACATCCTTTATTAATTGTGCTAATCATTTTTTAAATTTACATTTATCGAAATGGTATCTCCCCATTATTCGGTAACCACCAAATTTATTGCAGTATGGGCAAATAACTATTCTTTGCTTAAGTTAATAATTTATGACAAACAAAATGTTCTTTAGCTATTAATAAAACTTTGTTTTCTTTTTCTTCTCCCCCGCCTAAACATTTAGGGAGAATGTGATGATTTTCATAATAAACCCCTTTGTGTTTTTCTCTCTTTTTTGATATAGCATTTTGAATTATATTTTCATAAATTTTTTTATGATTCATAATTTACTCGGTTTGGGCTCTTGGATAACATTTTTTTTAATTTGTAAATGTTTATTAAAATGTTCACTTTTTGGATCATGCAATGGGCAATAGGGATCTTCTGAACACTGGCGACCCGGACCACAAACCTCAATACATAATTCTTCAAAAGTATTGTAAACTTTCCATTCTTTCAATCCATTATCCCCATCTAAAACTGGTTTTTTGAAAGCAAGTTTTATTCTATTGTTTGTCCAGATAAGGTCTTTTACAGATTCAAAATCCTGCAACATAGATTTATCCCCATATCCTTGAGGAATGTCATTTTCATAATGAACTTCAGCAATGGAAAAACCACGTTCCCCATTATTAAATAATTTTGTAATTATTCTATGATTCCAATAATGAAATGGGGTTTCTTTAGGTTTAGACATATCGATTAGGTATATTTAGAAATATGTAATTTTTCTTCAAGTATTTTTTCATTCCAAAATTCATAAAAATCTTTTAAATGGTTTCTATCGTAATCCCAAATCTCATCCCAGACTTCTTTCTCAGCAGTTTCTTTAATTGTTTCTATAGAAATTCCATCAAAGAATTTGGTAACCAATTTTATATAAATACTTTTATCACAAATTTCAATAAGAGCTTTTCTTTTATCTTTTTTGGTTTCATAATTTTCATCAAGATCTTTTGGATTAAGTTCTGCATTAAAAGCTTTGTGATAATCTTCTAGAGTCCATCTAAGCATATTAAAGTAATGTTCCAATTCAGGTTTCCAATAGGTATATTCCACTTCTCTCTTTTTCCACTCATTTCCGCATTCACACTTATTAATTGGATTGGTATCTATTTTTCCACTACTGTGACCACTAATATATCCTCCAGTTCCAAAAAGATTTCCACTCATACTTCCTTCCATGGATCCTTCAAATTTTCCTTGGAGCCGATTAATTCGATCATTAATTTTTTTGGATCCACATTTAGGACATTCATCATTTATCCACGAAGCGATTTTTTTAGAACTTTCATTTTTAGTATCCGCTTCTTTATCAGCACGATCTTTGAGAATTTTATATTCCTCTTTAATTTTTTTGAATTTGAGAGTAGCAAGTTTTTCTGTTTCTAAACGTTTAACCTCTCTTTGAGTTTTTCTTTTCTGAAATCCAAATAAGTCCATATGATATATTTTAGGGAACCAATATACGAAATCTTTTCGAAATAAAAAAATATTTATTGAATTATTTTTTCAGGGCTGTATCTATTAATAATTCGCGGGTCGTGCGCGCTCGCGACTAAAGAACCAAATTTTTCCTTTCTTACATATAAAGAGATTTTTTCCTTCTCTCTTAGACACTTATTTTATGCAACTCCTGGAAAAAGTTTTGTTAAAATCTGTTAAAAAAGTTAATTTTTCGTTAAATATGTTTTTTAATGTGAGAATTTTGTTGTACATTTGTCCTGAATAAATAAAGCAAAGATATTATCAATGAAACTTGTAAAAGAAAATTTAATGGAAGGGGTGGCTGATAAGGTTTATCCTAATTTTAATATTCCCGGGGATTTTGATAATTTCGAAAAAATTTATGCTGAACAAGAAATTAAGAAGGAAGAAACCAAAATGAGCAATATAGAATTTGAAAAAAAAGATAATTGGTCTCTTATAAAAAATCCAGTATCCCTTCAAAATTTTGGTCCTTCTATCAGAGGTGTTATTATGGAGAATGGGGATTTCTATTTAGAAAATGTATCCGGGGTAATTCATAATGATATACTGGACATTCTTTATAAAAAAGGAGTTATAAAAGAGCCGGTTAAAAGAAATTGGGGTCGCAAATTTCCTTTTGAAACAGAATTTTTAACTGTTCAAAGATATGGTGATTCAAATAATATTACTATTGGGGAGAGTAATAAAGCTATTTATGTGGAATCCGAATATAATAAAAATAGACATTACTACACAGAATTTATGAACAAGGCTAAAAAGAAATGTCCAAATATAAATTTCATAGATAAATTAATAGGAATAAAATATCTTAAAGAAGCAAAAGGATTTCATATTTTATAAAATACTTATAAAGTAAATTCTAAAAAAATATCTCAAATTATTTTTTAGTTTTAGATTTTTTTCGTATATTTGAACCTTAATTAAAACATTTACATCTCTTTCGCATAAAAGATTAAAGAATATATAAAAAAATAGAAACATAATGGCTCAAAAAATTAAAATAGGATTGGTGTCTACACAGGATTTATATAGGATGAGTTGCCGTATAAATAGATCTTCTGCGAAAGCTCAAGGCTTTTATGATGGTCGTTTCGCATCAAAAACCGAGCCAACAAAGAAACAAATGCTTCACCTTAAATTACGCAGATCAAAACATCTGATCTAAACAAAATAATTTTTTATAAGGTGGGGATTTCCAAAAGGAAATCCTTTACTGTTTATTAAATGAGGAATAATAAAATGACACAGGAATTAATTTTTAAAAAAATGGATGGTACAATCATCCAGGATGTAAATCAGTATGTTAAGGATTGGGTACTTGATAATCCATATGGAACTGTAACAATTGGTTGTGATTCTCAGGAATTTGCAAGATATGTTAAATATGCAGTTGTAATAGTAATGCACATGAAGGATAAGTATAATATGGGAAAGGGTGCTCATGTTATTAATTGTACAATATTTGACAAAGAAATGAAAGCCAAAAGAAGTACTGCTAAAATTACTATGGAATTTGATACAGCCAAACTTTATAATAAACTATGGCAAGAAGTGGAATTAACTGTTCAAGCTGCACAAATGCTTGACGGATGTAATAAAAAAGTAAAAATTCATCTTGACTATAATTCAGATGCTCATGAGATGTCCAATCTTCTCTATGCTTCAGGAATTGGATATGCTTTATCTAAGGGATATGAAGCATTTGGAAAGCCCGATGGAATTTGTGCTTCAATTGTAGCAGATAAATTTTGTAGATAAAAAAAGATCCCAGATTATTATTTAGTCTGGGATTTTTTATGTACATTTGTTCTTATGAATATACCTTTAACACGAGATGTTTTTAGAAACTCCGTTTTCGAACGAGATAAACATCTTTGTGTGATATGTAAAGAAGCGGCCTTAGATGCCCATCATATTTTAGAAAGAAGGCTTTTTCCCGAAGGGGGATACTATCTCAACAACGGAGCATCGCTTTGTGAAAAACATCATTTATTAGCTGAATCTACTCAGCTATCCTGCGATGAAATTCGGCAATCAGCGGGAATAACAGAGATAGTACTTCCCCCTCATTTTTATACAGATGTTGAATATGATAAATGGGGTAATGAAGTTCTTGCAAATGGTACACGTGTACGCGGGGAACTATTTAATGATATGTCTGTTCAGAAAATACTTACCCCAGTTTTGGATCTTTTTACTGATAGGGTTAAATATCCTAGAACTTTTCATTTACCCTGGAGCCCTGGAATGAGTAGAGATGATCGCATGATGGAAAATATAAAAGTTTTTGAAGGGCAGGAAGTTATGATATGTGAAAAACTTGATGGGGAAAATACAACTTGGTATAGAGATTATCTTCATGCTCGATCTATAAATTCGGATAATCATCCATCAAGAAATTGGGTTAAAAATCTTTGGGCTCAGAAAGGATATGAGATTCCTGAAGGCTGGAGAGTCTGCGGTGAGAATATGTTTGCCAAGCATGCAATTCATTATACTAAGGAAAAAGGAAATGCTTTATCGACATATTTTTATATGTTTTCAATTTGGGATGAAAAAAATATATGCTTGAGTTGGAAAGAAACAGAAGAATGGGCAGAACTTCTTGAACTTACTTTAGTTCCTGCATTTTATAAAGGAATTTGGGATATGAAAGTAATAGAGGAGCTTAATAAAAAGATGGAAGCAAATCCTGGAACAATAGAAGGATATGTTGTACGTTTAGCTCGGGAATACCATTATTCAGAATTTAGAAATGTATGTGGAAAATATGTTCGAAAAAATCACGTCTCAAATTCACATGGGCATTGGGCTCAACAAAAAATAACTAAAAACGAACTGAAATAAAATGAAACACGATAAAAATTTCTTTACAGAGAAGAATCTTAGAACCAAAAGTTTAGGTACTTTATATAGATGGAAACGTATAGAAAAAAGTACAGAAGGAACTCTTTATTGGTATTTTTGGCCAGCTAATATACGTACTATATTAAATAAACTTATAAAAGAAAAATTAACAAAGAATTAAACCCTTAATAATTTAACTATGAAAAACACTATTAAACATTGGCTATTTGTTCAAAGAAGTACCATGAAAAACACTATTAAACATTGGCTATTTGTTCAAATAAGTACCATTAGAATCAATAGTTTAAATCTTAAAAAGAGGATAGGATATTTATTTTATCCCGAAAAAAATAGAATGAGTAAACAAAGCAGACTCAATCGTAAGGTTGCTAATATAATTAACAATTTTTTTATGAAAGGAGATGAATTATCTTCTGGGTTTCCTAGCAATTATATTCAGATGACTAAAGTTATTGTTAAAGAAAAGAAAGCTGAAGTTAATATAACAGTTGAACTTTCCAGACCTGGATTATTAATAGGTAAAGCAGGCAGAACTATTGATGCTGTTAATAAAAGATTAGCTGATTATTTTAATAAAAAGGTTAATATTCATATCAAAGAATCTTATTTATTCTAAATTATATGAGAGTTTTATTGGATTTACGAGAAAGAAAAAATAGCAAATATCCAAATTTTCCGGATGAATTACCGAATTCCTGGTTTAATGAAGAATGGGCAGAAAAAAGGCATGGTCAGACATTAAGTCATTTAAATAGCCGGGGAGGATTGGGTCCAGAAGAAATGGTTATGAATATAGAGCATCTTAGTCTTGATGACTTTAGAAAATTGACTTTAAATGATGCAATGGAAAAATTATTAGAAAAACTTAAAAATGAATTAAAATGATAGAGTACGAAAAAGATTTTTCCCAAATAACAAAAGAACATAATGATACTATGCTATTAACTAAAATGACTTTAAAATCTATAAAAGTTATTCAGAAACAAATAAAAGTTAGTAATGAAGAAATTCAAGAAATGATAAATTATTTCTCAAAAATGGAATATTATCATATATGTTCCCGATTAAAAAATGAATCAAAATGAATGCAACAGAATTTGTTATAAAAAAATTTGAAACTAACTATCCAGAGATAGTGAAATCAATTGATGAATGGACAGAATTTTCCATTAAGAAAAACTGGGATGAATTAAGAATTATTCTTAATCAGAATAATGTCGCAAATTGCCCTGATGAAAATGCTTATGGAGAAATTAATGATAGGGGAGAACAGGGAAATTTACTTACAGCTTATCTTCTTAAAATTTCTTTTAAGGTTCAGGAATATCTTAATGCTAAAGGGTACTTGGTTCAGATATTAAGACCCGCTCATGAAGAAGCTCCTCAGGGAGGATGGCAAGCTGGGAATTTAATTAAAGCAAGTTTTAAAAAATAAAAAATGGATATTAAAAGATCGCGCAATTTAGTTATTGCGGAATTCATGGGTTACCCTTATTATTTTGAGGATATGCACCATTTTTATGGCGGACCTATCAAAGGAGAAATACTTGACGTCGGTGATATTATTTGCAAGACAAAACCAAGAATTTATGAGGGTAGAGATGGATTAAATATGATTGCTGATGCAGATTATACTCGAGTTCCAAACCGATGGTATGATCAATCATGGGACGAATTAATTCCGGTAATTCAAAGAATAAGAGAAATTATGCCTAAGGAATCTATATCCTTAGATAAATTTCTTTTAAGCTTAGATATTAAAATAGTTTGGAAGGAAGTTCATAATTTTATTGAGTGGTATAATGAAATAGAAGAAATTCAATGAAAGCAAAGTGGTTAGTTGAAGCAAATATTTTCGAAGACAATACAGACAAACTTATTGGAATTCTGAAACAAAAAGGAATTGATCACCATGTTTTAAAGTATATTCCTTTTGATGATGATTTACCAAACAGATGTTTGAAAATTTATGGACCAGAAGAATGTGTAGTTTTTTATGGGTCTCTTAATTTTGGTCGTAAGTTAAAAAAGCTTCCTTGGGTTCCTGGGGTATATCTTAATGAGAAAGCATTTGAGTGTACATCATATTATCCTAACCTTAAAGGAATGCTTTTGCATCATCATGACTATTGGATGATGCCTTATGGGGATTTAGCTGAACACAAAACAAGAATATTTAAACATTTCGGAGACAAGGTCTTTATTCGTCCAAATTCGGGTATGAAACAATTTGTTGGAATGATTTGTCATGAAGATGATTTTTATGAGTGTGTTAAACTTGCAGGATCCTATGATGTTGAACCAGATCTTTTAACTCTTTTATCTCGGGTTTATCCTATTGAAAAGGAATGGAGATTTATTATTGTTGATAGTGAACCAGTTTCCGGAAGTTTATATCGAGATTGGTCTTCTCCCGAAAAAATATCTCCCGGAACTGTTACAAGAGATTATGTTTTGATGAATTCTCACTCTTTGTGGGAAGGATGCGATGATAAACAAGCTTTAATGACAGCTTACGAAGCTGCTAAAAGATATAATCCGGATCGTTGCTGGACAATGGATATTTCTAAAACTGAATTTGGAACTTATGATGTTTTGGAAATAGGATGTTTTTCAGGAGCCGGCTTATATGGTAATGATCTTAGTAAAGTGGTTGATGCTGTTTCTGCTGCAGCATTAAAAGAATGGGAGGAATATAATGTATGATCTTAATCCCGCTATATTTTAAGGATGGTGTTCAATTTTCATCTGGATATGAACGAGTAGTTCATGGAGGGCGAGGGTCTTTTGTAGAACTTACCCGAGATCAAATTTTAATTTCTCTTAAATCCCATTTTAATACTCCTGTTCCGAAAGAAATAAAACCCGAATTATTTTATTATCATTGGTTGCAGACAGAAGGAAGAACCGAAAAGATATATTGGCAAATAAATACGGTTAAATATGCAGATTATAAAGTGGGGTATTATTATATTTCCCCAACTCTTCTCAAACCTTTTATAGAGATGGATCCTGGGGTGAAGATGCTTTTTTAAGTATGTTAAGATTCTGTTAAATTTAACGTTTTTTAACGATTAAATTTCCTGAGTAATTTTTTTACTCGGGATTTTTGTTGTATATTTATCCCAATTAAAAAATCTTTAAATGAGTTTTAAAAACAAATTTAAAAAATCAATATTAATTGCCATTTTATTTTTATTTGGGGTTGCTGTTTTGGCAGCACCAAGAAAAATAACCTTAAATAGCCTCACCCCAAATATTCTTTGCCAGGGATTAAGCACACTTGTAAATTTTACAGTTGCTGGTAATTACAATTTTGGCAATAAGTTTAATGTTGAACTTTCAGATAATTTGGGAAATTTTTCTTCTCCAACAATTATAGGCTCTTTATTTAGCACGAATTCAGGAACATTTACCGTAACTACAGATCCAATAATTGTTATTGGTACAGGATATAGAATTAGGGTAAGAAGTACTAACCAAGTAGTAACATCCGGTTCTTTATCAATAAAAATTTATCTCCATCCTGCTCTAAATCCTATAATTAAATTGTATTAGTGAATGTTGTTAAAATATTGTTAAAAATATTTCTTTACTACGGAAATTATTCGTATATTTGCATTCTAAATTTAATATTAAAAATAAATTAAAAATTAAAAAAAGTAACTATGAAAACATTTAAATTTTTATTTGGAATTTTAGCTTTATTAGTAATAACAGCTATTAGTGCAAACGCACAGATTGTGGTTACCGAAGGGTCTACCCACAATTTCAAGGTAACTACTGACCATTCAGCCGCACCTTTCAATTATGTTTATGGTTGGTCAACTGCTCCTGGTGGCAATACAATTGCTACGGCGGACAAAGCTGCTACTGATATTAAATTCGTTGTTGCAGGTGCCACCACAATTTCAGTTAGCGAAACTAATCCTCTTGGAGGTTGCGCTACAATCAACAACTTTTTAGTTACCGTTCTTGGTATGCAAACATTAGCTTTTACATCAGCTACTTCTCAAAGTTGCGCTAATGTAGCCGCAGTTCTTCCTTTTACCTTTGGCGGGGCAACAGCTGATTATTATCCTTTGGTTATAAATTATAAAGTAGCTATCAACGGTGCACCTGCAATAGACAGAATAGCAACTTTGGCTTTTGGAGCAACATTCGAACTTCCTTTAACAGCTGCCGACCGTGCTGACCTGTCTAACCCTGCCGGTCCTTCTTATAATATAGTTGTTACTTTGGTTAGTGCAACTGCTAATTCCGGTACTGTTACACTTGGAGCAGCAGTTAATACTAACACAGTATTTGACATCCCAGATGCAAACGTAATTATAAAGGTCAATTAATTACTTATCTACCCTGCAAACCCCAAAACCTCGGGGTTTGCTTTTTTTCAAAAAATTTTTCAAAGCATTTTTCTTCAAAAATTTTTCCTCAAAAATACTGATGAAAAAATTAATCGCCATATTATTTTTCTTCCTAATTTTCTGGAATGCTCAAGCTCAACAAAGAGTTTTCCGGGGATCAGTACATCAGTATACAATAAAAAATGAAAATCCTTTATATAGTTTTATTTGGACAACATCCGGAGGAACTTCTTCTTCATTACAAACAAAAGAAATCGCTACTATAAAATGGGACGGATTTACAGGAATTTATACACTTTCCGTAATTCTTGTAAATAATATCTCTGGTTGTGCAAGTAATCCTATTTCTCTTGAAGTAGAGATAATCGATGGATTAATAATACCTAATGCCTTTACCCCCAATGACGATGGACAAAATGATCTATGGATAATTGGAGGATTAGAGGGCTTTCCTGATTTAATTGTAACGATCTTTGATAGTTGGGGAAGAACTATTTTCAGATCAGAAAAAGGTTATCCTAAACCCTGGGATGGCGAATGGAAAGGGGTCAGGGTACCAATAGATGCATATTATTATATCATTGATTTAAACAATGGGGATAAACTCCTAAAAGGAAGCGTAACACTTATTAGATAATAATTATGAAAAAATTAATTTCTTTTTACATCTTAATATTTTTAACTATATCGGTTAAAGGGCAACAGGTTCCTATATTTAGCCAATATATGTTCAATAAGTTTTTACTTAATCCAGCTTTAGCTGGAGCAGAAGGATATACATCTTGTACTATTACTTCTAGATTACAATGGGCAGGATTTAAAGATGCTCCTGTTACAAATTCTATAAATGCTCAAACTCGACTTACTAAAAAATCTTCAGGAAAAAAGGTTAGTCAGTTCTCAGATAATTATGGAAAAACAGGGATTGGAATAAATATTTATGATGATCATCGAGGGCTTCTTGCTCAAACTGGGGTTGAATTTACTTATGCATATCATACAAAAATTGCTGAGAAAGCTCAATTATCTTTTGGCTTAACTTACAGCATGACAAATTTTCGCTTAGATAAATCTAAATTACAATTAAACGAACCGGATAATTATTTAACCATGAATAATCTATCACTATGGATAATGGATTTAAATGCTGGGGTTTATTTAACTACTCAGAAAGCATATTTAGGATTTTCAGCAAATCGTATTTTGCCCGATTATTTAATACCTAGTTCAACTCTTGGAATGGGAAATCCCGAATATGTTGAAATGAAACTCAAAAGAAACTACAATCTTATGGCAGGATATAGATTTGCACTTGATAAAAACTGGGGGATCGAACCAAGTTGCTTCTTTAAAACTACAGATCAAATTCGGCTTTCTCAGATTGATCTATCCTGTAGAACTTATTACAAAAGAGATTTTTGGCTTGGCTTTGGAGTTCGTTCGGGAAATGCTTTAACAGCGAATATGGGGGTTAGGTGGAATAATATCTATTTTGGATATGGATATGATTTTACTTTGAATAAGCTTCAAACCTATTCAGCAGGAACTCATGAATTTATCATTACTTTTAAGATTGGTCAAAACGTTTGGAAATATAAATGGTTAGAAAGATTTTAAAATATATTTTTTTATTAAGAATTTTATCGTATATTTGTATAAATAAAAAATTATGAAGAAAGTAAAAATGAATATCAAGGATCTTCCCATATTAGGGAATGCTCAAATTCCTATTCATCTTATGCATTATTCCCACAAAAAAGATAAAAAGAAATTTTTTCAATCGGGATTTGCTTATTTTGGGGTTGCTGATGATCAAGCAGATGTAACTGGTTCTGATGGCGAAGACAAAGGATCTCTTGGCGGAAAAATGGGAGGAAATTACGAAATAATTCAGAAAAGAAAAGAAGATGATATTACACTTATTATTGATGTTGAGGATTTATGGGAACAAATAAGTAATCTTCTTGAAACTGCAGGGGTTAAAGTTCAGTTAGAAGGGATCGAAGAAACCTATAAAAAATATTGGGCTAAACATGAAAAGCTCAAAGAAATTTCTCAAATGCAAAAAGAAGCAGAAGAAGCTATAAAAAAAGAGGAAAAAGAAAAGATTAAAGAAGCTGAAGCAAAAATTAAAGAAGTTGAAACAGGGATTAGGGATTTTTCAATACTTACAGATAATGGGTGGGATTTAACTAAGGAAATTAGCGACTATGACTATCGTTATGATGAAGATTATCGATTTGATTGTAATATTGGAGTTGGGGTAAGAGTTGCTAAAGATGGAGATTGCTATACTTCTAAACGTGTAGACTCAGTTCCAACAGTTACCCTTGATATTACTACATGGAAAGGAATTAGTCCTGGGGCTATTCATTATTATGGGGATCTTAAAATTTCTTTACCTCAATTTGAAAGAGATAATCGTTCAGGACATTTTTGCTCAATGTGGGATATTCCTTTTTTCAAAAATAATAGAATAAATCTTACCCATGTATTGGAACAATGGGAAATAGATCGATATCCTGATAGTTATCAAGATATTCGTCTCGGACAACATATTAGGGGTTTTTATGCTCCAGAAGGAGTTAAAAGAGCTGCAGAGGTATTTTTTGCTGAACATTTTGATCCAGGATGGGATTTTAAAATTGAGGAAAATTACTAATGAAAAGAATTACAATAATCGTAATGTATATCATGGAATCCAAAACTCCATGGAAGGATTTCTTCTGGTTATTAAGAACTCTTTTAAATACTCCAATGATTTTATTTCACGAACTATCTCATATACTAGCTATTATTTTAACAAGATGCGATGCTAGTCTGGATCCTAAGAAGTGGTATTTTCTTGCTAAAACCAATACACCTTACATTAATTCTGAAGGAAAAGAATGTATAAAAGCTGGATTAGGATTTGCTTTTCCTATTGCTCTTCAAGATTCAAATCCTTGGAAAATTTTAATAGTCGGGGCAGCTCCTTTATTATCTATTTTATTTGATATATTTCTATGTTTTTATATTCCTTCAAAAATTCATATCCCTTTTGCATTTCAATATGTTATAATGAATTTTATGTTTGCTTATTTGGCTAGCAATTTAATGGAAGGAGCTTGGCTTAGTAAAGATGATATGAACTGTATTAAAATAGGGTGGAATCAGATAAAACCAGAAATTCATTATAGAGTTCGAAATATTTCAGAAAAAGTTTTTATTATAAAGAAATTATTCGTACATTTGCATTTATGGAAAGATCGTTAATTATATTTAATCGTGAATATAAACCAAAAAAATAAAAATGGAGCCCTCTCTGAAAGATCCTTGATCATTCTAAGAGGGCTCCCGTAGCTGGGATCTGGAAAATCCACTTTTGCTAAATTATTTAATGCTCCTATTTGTACTGCCGATGATTATCATATGGTAGAAGGGAAGTATATTTGGAAATCTGAAAATGTTGGTAAAAGTCATTTGAAATGTCAAAATAAATGCGCAACACTTATGAGAGAAAAAGTGGAAAAAATTATAATAGCAAATACTTCTACTACAGAAAAAGAATTAAAACCATATTATGATTTAGCAATAGCTTATGGATATAAAGTTTTTTCTATAATTGTTGAAAATAGGATTTCCTCAAAAAATATTCATAATGTTCCAGAAGAAACTATCATGAATATGCGGAAAAAATTTAATATAAAATTATAAAAATATTTTTGAATTTGGGATTTTTTATGTACATTTGCAATTATGATTTTATCTAAACAAGATATTGAAGATATTAATAAAGAGTGCCCTTCTGATCAAGGAATCTTTAGAGAACCATATGGTATTCCAACTCATATAAAAGAACATGTTATTTATATGAGATGGGAAACAGGAGGAATGGCTGGAGGAAATTGCTGGGGGGATGATGCTTATTTTCAAGAGGGAGAGCCAAAACCTAAATTTAAGGTTTTGGATATTCTTTTGAAACGCGTTAAACCTAATATTTCTCTTTTAGAATTTAGGGAACTTGAAGAACTCATTCATACAAATCATGAAACAAAGTATGAATATTATGGCAACAGTGAGGATTATGAAATAGAATACATTATACTTTCTGAGTTTTTGAATAAAATTGAACACTTTTAAAAATACAAAATGGAAGAACAAATTATTAGTTTTGAAACATCAAAAATGCTCTGGGAACTTATAAATTTCCCTTGGAATATACCCAATTGGTATGACCAAATAGGAACATTAAATTATTCTCATACTGCCGGGGAGGAATTTCATCTTCTCAGGGGAATTCCTGCTCCCACACAAACTTGTCTTCGAAGATGGTTAAGAGAAAAATATGATATACATATTATCATTGAACCTTATGGTGAATTAGAAAAAACTATCTATGAATGGACAGTAATATCCAATCTTTATGAAGAGGAAGATGAGGATAATATAAATTTTCCATCTTATGAAAAAGCTTTGGAATCAGCTCTGCAGGAAAGTCTTAAACTTGTTAAATCAAAAAATATATAATTATGGAAACCAAAATAGAAAAAATCAAAGTAATCGAAGTAAATGAGGTTTACAAAACTCATGTTGGGGATTTAGTAAAAATCATGGAAATTGATAAACCCAATAATAGAGTGCATCTTTTCAATATTTCTGATGGTGCAAATCAATGGGTTTCATTATCCAATGCTCTTGAACACAAATTTATAATGAGAATAAAATAAAACTTTTAGCTTTTTCTTAACTATAATTTTAATATAAATCAAAATGTCGGAAGAAATATCGGAAGAAAAAACGGCTATTCAAAAGCTCTGCGAAGACCCAAAATCCAAGAATTTCGTTAATCACTTAATCAGAGCTTATGTTCCAATTAACAAGCCTACTAAGGTTTGGGAATTTGAAGATAAGAAATCTCATAAGTGTAATGTTTGTAGTCATGAACTTATTGACTTAGGAACTGTCCTTGGAAGAATACAAACTTCTAAAGAATATGCGAAAGATTTCGTTGATAACTTGCGAAAACAGATTAGCGGGGAAGAAGTTAAAAGAGAAGATAATCCTATAATAAAACATATTACTCATGGAGCTATCCTGGCTTGGCAAGGAGAAAAAACAACAACTTTTCTTTGTGCAGATTGTATAAAAAATCTTCTTGAAATGGTTACAACAGCTCTTCTTCTAGGAGATAAAAATATTATTTGGATTACAAATCAAATGAGAAGGAATCAGGTTTTTACTCATTTTAAGGAAAGCCCCAGTTTAGATGATAAAGAAAAGGAAGAAGTAAAGGAAATTCAAAAGCATGCCGATAAAAAGAAGATGACTTTTGCGGATCTTGGAGTTCTTCAAGGATTAAAAGAAAGATTGGAAATTGAAGAAAAAGCAAGCGAAACTAAAAATGAATAGGATTAAGCTCTTAAAAAAATTCTTAAAAGATTTCAAATATAAAATAACTATTAAGAGGTATATGATTGTTGCATATAACAATCGAACCTATGAAGGGTATAGATTTGTTATTCCGGAAGTATTTACTTTTTTTGGTGCTAATTATTGGATAAATCAGAATGGGGATAAAGCTAGATATGTTTACGATCTTTATGATATAGCTCTTAGAAAATTAGTAATTAATCATCAGCCAATGATAGATGAATTTAATTACGTGAAAAATATCATTCTCAAAACAACAGCTAATTACTCTGCTTCTCTTCGAGTTTATATTTTTAATTTTAAAAGAAAATGGGATAGAAGATTTGGAGAAGCTGCTGCAGGTATCTATTTTTTAGATCTTATGGTAATATATAAAATTCAAATGGAAAAAACCGGTATAAAATACTTTAATCAAAATAATTCGGATACTTGGACAGAGGAAAAAAATTTAACGAAACTTTAACATTAAAAATTATTAAAATTTTAATTTTTTATGTATATTTGCACTACATTTAATACATTGTGAAAATGAAGATTGTAATTTTTACACATGATGCGGAGATTATTAATATATTTAATAGATACACTCGAGCCGCAGATCCTTCAAAACCTACATATAAAGATTCTGTTCTTCTTCAAAAAGAAACCATAGAGTTAATAACAGCTCGGACAGAAAAAGCATTTTTTGATTTAATTGCTGATGAATCTATAGAGGGGTTTGCTATTAGTGTTGCATCCTCATTCTCTAAAAAAGCTATCGATTTTATTAAAAGAAGATCTTCCTATGTTCCAATTCTTTTATATGGAAATATGAAGGATCTTATTTCTATAATGGGGGCAGATATTTATATTCCTTTTGAAGAATCAGGGGATAAGGAATTTTCCTATCAAAGTCTTTTTGATATTATTGTAAGAAATGTCTCCAATTATACCAAAAATTTTGGAAAACTTCGTAAACTTATGACAAAGATGGCTGAAGTTATTGAGTTTGATTCTTGCAAATATGATCCTACTCGAAGAATGCTTTTTCATCAGGGGAAGGAAGTTAAAAAACTTTCAGCAAAAGAAGGGGGCATTCTTGAAATACTTTCTGTAAATTTTGGTCAGGTAGTTAAGAGAGGAATTATTCTCGAAAAGGTTTGGAAGGTGGATGATTATTTTTCAGGGAGATCTATGGATGTTTATGTTACTCATTTAAGAAGACTTTTTCAAGAATATGAAATAAATCTTACCATTAAGAATATATCTGGAATAGGTTTAATTCTCGAAGCTTGATTAAAACTGAAGATAGGATATGAAAACTATTGAGATGTATCGTCTTTTAAAAAAGACAAAAGAAAATAATAGAAAAATTACAAAACTTTCTATAAAACTTAAAAAATTTCTTGATGGCAAGAGCAAATAATGGGGGGTGGGATTTTATCAAGGTTGGCGGAATTTATCAATATAAAGAAGATGGATTTATAGCTCATGTAACTGTTCTTGAAGATAATTCTGATGATAAATTTTATCGATTTAAACTTCAGGTGGAGAGATGCAATTATGACCAGCCTCCTCAAAATGGGGTTTTTGAAATATCTCATTCTAAAGACCCTGGAGGATATTGGAGTGGGATGCTTCAGTTTTATGAGCAGCCAGAATATTCAGTAAGAGAATACAAATGGATAAGAAAATGAAAATATTTAATATTGATTTCAAAGGACATTGGCCTGTTCCTCATGGATTAGTTATCGCAGCTTATGATGAAGATCAAGCTAGAAAAATGGCTGAAAATCTTCTCGCTGAAGATTGCCTGGATCCAGAAACAATGGAAATTTCAGAAGTCTTTATTGAAGAACCAAAAATTATATTTTTTGAATCCGGAGATTATTAATTTTAAAAAATAAAACACAATGAGTAAAGACAAAGTAAAAGGCAGAAAGCCCTCAGCTTTCAGAAAAAAAATTGATTCTAGATTAGCTCTTTTGAATAATAATTCATCTTTTTCTGTAGGAAAGCATGATTCTAAAATTGATATTAATTATCTCCAAAATTTAATTACCTCCTATATTTGGTATTTTGAGAAGAGATCATGGAAAATGTTTCGTACCAAAAGATCAGAAAATGGGGTAAGAATTTATCGAGTTCGCTAGTAATTTTAACGATTTTTAACGACCTGGATTTTTTAGTCTGGGCCTTTTTTTGTATATTTGCATCAAGAGAAAAGAGAAAAGAGATATGAAAAAAATATTTTTAATTCTAAAATTTCTAGGAATCCTTTCATTTACATGTGCTCAGGTTTCTTTTGATTCTGTAGCTTATAAGGCTTTTCAAAAAATATCTTTAAGTTATACAGAAAGAGATACAACCTCTTCAGATGTCTTATTTTGGTTTACTGGTAATAAAGTTTCTTTATCTACCAAGGATCAGACTAAGAATCTTTATTTTGGCGAGATTTTTGAGGAAACTCTTGAAACCGGTCATAGGGTTAAAAGAATTCAATGCAAAGATGATGGTGGATTTAATTGTGTTTTAAGTACTGGTTATGATTCGGGATTTGATTTTATTTCGATTGAATATAATAATAAGGTATTTTTTTATAGGGTTTCAGAAACAAAAGAAAGACCTTGGGATAATGATCCAGTTGAATTAGTTCCTTATGAACTTATCAATAGAAAATATACGCCAGAGGAAATAAAATTTTGGTATCGCTTACAAGTTATTGATGCATCTTTTATAAATTTGTAATATGAGAACCGCAAACAAAGATTCTTTAATTACTTTAATTCAGATTTATGCAACTGGAAAAGTCAATTCCGGATTTAGCCCTCAAATTCTTGCAGAAGCTATTTCTAAACAAGTTGATTTTGATCAGCCAATTGATATTTTTTCAGCAAATAAAAATAAAGATGTTATTCGAAAAGGTAGGCAAGGCATTTCTAAATTAAAGAAAGAAATGGAAGCGGAATTGAAAAAATTAAATAAAGATGAAAAACTTTTTGCTAATTTCTTAAGAGGAAAAGTTACTGCATACCAAGAAATAAGAGATTTATTAAAATGAATACACTACTAATTATACTTATGCTTTTTTGTCTTTTTTCTATTCCTATTACCGGTAGTATTTATATTGCTTACAGATATGGGTGGAAAGATATGATCAAATTTTGGAAATTTGTATATGAGGATTTAAAAAAACATAAAAATGGATAAAAAAAAGATTGTAGAGGAAATTCAGCTTGACATTAAGCGAGGAATCTATGATAGTTTTCCTGTATTAAAAAGCCGATTGCTATTTATATCAGAAAAACTTATTAAATCTATTTATATCGTTAATCAGGAAGCTCAACTTTCCAGAAATGAAATGGAAACTCTTCTTGAAAATGAATATATTAGAAAGGAAGATTTTCAATGAAGATATTCTGTTTAACCATCTTACTTATTTTTTGGCTATTATTTACAGTTATTCTTTCTATAAGCATTTTTGGAGCACTCTTTGCTTTCTTGATCGAGGATCAGTATGGTAGATCCGAATGGTTTAAAATGGGAAAAATTTTATATGAAACAATAATAGGATGACTTATACAATACAACAACTCAGAGATCGGAATATGATTATTTTTGAATCTGTTTCTGGATCCAATGCTTATGGAACAAATACCCCTGAATCGGATCGTGATATACGTGGGGTTTTTATTCAGCCACTCAGGGATGCTCTTCAGTATGGATTTATAGATCAGGTTTCTGATGAAAAGAATGATGTTACATTTTATGAACTTGGTCGCTTTATGAATCTGGTTGCAGGAAATAATCCAAATATTTTAGAATTGCTGGATGTTCCCGATGATTGTATAATTTACAAGGATCCTCTTTTTGCTATATTGGAATATTATAAACAGGATTTTCTTTCAAAAAAAGTTCGCTGGACTTTTGCAGGATATGCAATTGATCAGATACAAAAAGCACGTGGTTATAACAAGAAAATGAACTGGGAAGAATCCCAGATGGTTCGCAAAACTGTTCTTGATTTTTGCTATGTTCTTGTTGGCGGAGGGTCAAAACCATTTAAAGAATGGCTGAGTGATTTAAATAAACAACTAATTCATCTTCAATATACTCAGGAAGATTTTGGTCTTGCTGCTGTAGATCATGCACATAATTTATATGCAATGTATATGAGTGAATTAAGAACTCTTGGATGGGGAATAGTTTCTGATGAAGAAAAATCTAATGAAGTACAATTAACCTCTATACCAAAAAATCTTCAATTTTTGCATAATTTGTATTTTAATCAGGAAGGTTATTCATCTCATTGTAAAAAGTATCGTGAATATCAGACCTGGATTAAAGAACGTAATCCCAACAGATTCAAAATGAATAAAGCTCATGGTAAACAGTATGACAGCAAAAATATGATGCATACCTATCGTTTGCTTCTTATGGCTCATGAACTTGCTAAGGGTGAACTTCGTGTTCGAAGAACTCCTGAAGAAATAGTAAAACTTATGAAAATACGTAGAGGAGAATATGAGTATGAGGATCTTCTTCGTGAAGCAGAAGCAATGAAAGATGGATTAGAAGAAGCATTTCAAAAATCTACTCTTCCTGAAAAACCCGACGTTGAAAAAGTTCTCGAAATACTTCTAGGGATAAGATTAACTTATTATAAATTAAAAATATTTTAAAAATGAAAAATTACAGTAGTTACAGTAAACCTATTAAACAAAAATCAACAATGAGAACAAAAGACATTTTTATGATTTTATTAACCATTCTTTTTGTTTGGCTATGTTTCTTTGCCGGCAGACCGGTTCTTAGTTATGGATTTACCGGATGGCCAGCTCTTATCTTCCTTGTAGGAGTTATTTTTCTTCTTTTTGATCTTGATGATTCCGAATTTGAAGGATCCTGGAGATTATGGCCTGGATTAGGATTAATGGGAATAGGGTTCATATTTTTTGCTCTCTTACCTATAGGATCTTCAACAATGTTTCGAGCACAGGATTATAGACAACTTATTGGTCAGGTAGAAGAAAAAACCTTCTCCAATGATATAAGTCCTATTGATCCATCTCGTATGGTATTAATTGATTATGAAGTTGCTGCTAAACTGGGAGACAAGCGTCTCGTTTCAGAAGATATGTCTCTTGGTAGTGTTGCAACAATCGGAAAATATACTCATCAAAAAATCGGAGCAGATCTATATTATGCAGCTCCAATCAATCATACGGACTTTTGGAAATGGCGTAAAAATAAACAAGGAACTCCTGGATATATTTTAGTTAATGCTCATAATCAAAAGGATGTTCGTCTTGTTAAAGAAGTTAACGGAAAACCTATTCATCTTAAATATCAAGAAGGAGGATGTTTTGGGGATTATCTTCCAAGACATATTTATAGAAATGGATACAGGAATTATGGTCAATATGAATATGAATTTGAACTCGATGATGAAATGAATCCCTGGTTTGTAGTTCCCCTTTACGATAAAAAAGTTGGATATGGAGGTAAGGATGTTGTTAAAGTTCTTATAGTTAATCCGGAAACTGGAAAAATAGATGAATACGATCCTAAAGATCTTCCGGCTTGGGTTGATAGAGCTTATCCTAAAGATCTTATTAGTGATCAATTTGACAAATGGGGAGAATGGGTACATGGATGGCCAAATTGGGCAAATAAGGATAAAATGAAACTTAGTCAGGGAACTCAACTTATCTATGGTTCTGATGGAAGATGTTATCTATTCAGCGGAGTAACTTCAGTTGGCTCTGATGATGCAAGTATAGGATTTATCTTAGCTGATAGTCGAACAAAAAAAGTTACTCTTTATAAAGCGGGGGGAGCTATTGAATCAGCAGCTCAATCTTCTGCTCAAGGTAGGGTTCAGGAGAAAGAATATGTTGCTTCATGGCCACGACCCTATAATGTAAATGGGGTCTGGACTTATGTTATGGCTCTTAAGGATAAAGAAGGACTTATCAAAAGCATTGCTCTCGTATCTTATACAAACTACGAAGTGGTAGGTATCGGGGATAATATATCAGATGCTATTCGTAACTATAAAGCTGCTCTAAACAGTAAAGGAGATATTGTAGCTGCATCAAGCGATAATACGAAATCTGTTTTAACCGGAAAGCTTTCTCGATTTGGTCAGGATACAAAAGAAGGTCAGTTCTATTATTATATTATACTCGAAGAATTACCTCAGACCTTATTTGTTGGAACTTCTGCTCTTTCAAATGAATTACCTGTATCAAAGGTTGGTGATAAAATTAAAATATCTTTTGAGTCCGGAAATGAAGGAGAGATTTTCGTTGAAACTTTTGATAATCTTAATCTAAATTTTATAAAAACTCCTGAACAATTGAGAGTAGATTCTGCTGGTACGAAAGTTGAAGTTCGAATTAATAGAGAAAATCTTGATACAAGGGTAAAAGCTAAGCTTCAGAATATGACAGAAGAAGAAAAACTTAAACTTTTAAAGAAATAAATTGAAAAAAGTTGCTATATTCGGAGGTGCTTTCAATCCAATAACATTGGGGCATCTTCGAGTAGCAAAAGTTCTAATAGAAAGATTACCGGATTTTGAAATATGGTTGAGTCCTACTTATGAATCAACTCTTAATAAAACCATGTTAGATCCAAAGCATCGGATTGAAATGTGTAAATTAGCAGTTCAAAAGTTTTCAAAACTCAAAGTTTTTGATTATGAAATTCACCATAAAGTTTCATCGGGAACTCTGGATTTCTACAAAAAACTAAAAGAAAATACTTTATATAAGAATTATGATTTTTATTTTGTAATTGGAATGGATCAAGCTAACAATATTGATAAGTGGGTAAATTCTATAGTTCTTATTAATGCTGTTAAATTTATTATTCTTCCAAGAGAAGGGGAAAAAGAAAAATCTTCTTGGTATAAAAATTTTAATCATATTTTTATTGACAAACCAGATCAAAGAAAAATATCTTCAACAGTAGTTCGAAAAAATTTACTAAAATTTTATGCTGGAGATGAAGAAATTCTTAGAGATCTTAAAAAAGATTTAGCACCGGAAGTTTTAAAATACATTCTGAAAAACAAACTCTATGGAAATTAAATTTAGTAACCGACCTAATAAGGTACATTTTGTTAAAGATATTGATGGGGATCGTGATATTTGGGAAAGTAGAAGTGCTGCTGCTGTTGCGGTTGTTTTTGGAAAATTCAAAGGAGATATTTATGTTCTTATGGAGAAAAGATCTCAAGAAATGGATCAACCTGGTAAATGGTGTCTTCCTTGCGGATATTTCGATTGGGATGAAAATGGTTGGCAAGCTATAACTCGGGAAATCTATGAAGAAACCTCTTTATTTCTTCCAAATTATGATAAAAATTTGGTAAATCGAAACAAAAGAAGACCTTTCTTTGTAAATACAGAGATTACAGAAAACAGACAGAATATTGCTTTAATTTATGGAATGGTTTTTGATTTTAAAGTGATTTTGCCTCAAGAGGTTTTTCTTTATAGAAATTCAGAAATTGAAGAAATTAAATGGGTTAAGCTTAATGAGATTAATGGATTAAAGGTAGCTTTTAATCATGATAAACGTATCTGCCAAGCAGAAAAGTATTTTTCAAAGCATTTATTGCCTTGGTGGAAGTGGTTAATAAAAAAGATATTTTGTTAAAACTTCTATATCTTCTTCTTATAAAATATTAAAATATAGTTATGGATACAGTAGTAACTCAATTGTTTACAGAAAAATTTCGTCCTCAAAAATTAGAGCAACTTATTGCCCCCGAAAGAGTTAAATCCCAATTAAAACATGGATTAGTTCAGAATTTGCTTCTTTTTGGTTCTGCAGGAACAGGAAAAACCTCAACACTTTTTATTCTTGCAAAGGATCATCCTTATCTTTATATTAATGCCTCGGATCAAAGAGGAATTGATATTATTAGGGATAATGTAGTTCCTTTTTGCTCTTCAATATCTTTAGAAGAGGGTAAAGAAAAATTAAAGTGTGTTATATTAGATGAACTTGATGGAGCTACTGGGGAATTTTTTAAAGCATTACGTGCTGTTATGGAAAAATATGCTAAGACTACAAGATTTGTAGCTTCATGTAATTTTCTTAATAAGATTCCTGAACCCATATGGGAATCTAGATTTCTTCCTATTTCTTATGATCCGATTAATCCTGAAGAGGAAACATATTTAATAAATGAATATAAAGTACGAATTAGCGCAATATTAAAAGCAGCTCAAATAACTTTTACATTTGAGATTCTAGATAAATTTGTTCGCAATGATTTTCCAGATTTAAGAGCTTTAATGAATAAAATACAATCACTTCATTTAAGAGGTGCTAAAGAGCTTTCTGCAGAAAATATGGCAACGAGTTCGGATTTTGGAGATCTTTTCCAACTTTGTCTTCAGCCATCAACAAAACCCTATGATAATTATAAATTAATTGTTAATCAATTTGCTTCAAAAATAGATGAAAGCCTTACAGCTTTGGGAAGTGATTTTCCCGAATATCTTAAAAATATGGCTCCTGCTCGTCTAGATAAATTACCATTAGTTCTTATTGCAACAGCTGAATATCAATATCAAAAGAGTTTTGTTATAGATCCATTATTAACGCTTCTGGCTTGTGTTTTTAGAATACAGCAAATATTAAATTCATGAAAAAAATAAAAATAATTGTTGGAGATGATCTTAATTACCTCCAGAAAAATATTGATAAATGGATTGATGATAAGAAGCCTTATATAGATTCTATTTCCTCTATTACTCTCAATCCGGGTGAATATTCAAGCTCTTTTATGATTGCAATACTTTATTCGGAATCCAGTATTGATGCTTCAACAATTCCTTAATTTAACGACTTTTTAACAAGTATTATTATTTTTATTAAATATTTTTTCATATATTTGGACTATGATTAATGCAATATTTGACCTTAGCAATATGTTTTTTAGATCTCTCTTTATTGTAGGGGGATATGGATCTAAACAATACTCTTTTGATAATCAAACTGAACTGGATCAATTGATGCGAAAAGTTGCTACTGATGTATCACAAGTAATTCGTATAATAAATCCTTCAAGAGTTATATTTGCTCTTGATTCTAAATCATGGAGAAAAGATATTTCTATTGATGAGAATGAAGGATATAAGGCTCAGCGTACAAAATCAGGTCTCATTAATTGGGATAACGTTTTTAAGATTCTTGGGGAATTTGCTGATATTCTTGAAACAAATGGTTTTATTATTTCAAAATTTGATAGAGCTGAGGCTGATGATATTGCAGCTTTATGGAAACAAGAACTTCTTTTTAATCAGAATCAGCATGTTATTATAGTATCCGCAGATGAGGATGTAAGACAACTTGTTCAGTTTTATCCTTATACCCCTGAAAAATTTGCATTTTGTACAGTATTTAATCCATTTTTGCAAGGTAAAAATGCTTTCAAGAAACTTTATGTTCCCGAAAAATATTGGGATGAGTGGATTTTAGATGCTGATCCAGGTGATTTTTTCAACAGAGGAATTGATGTTGATAAAGAGGATTTCAAAAGAATCCTTAATGAGCCAAAAACAAAACTTGAAAAAATAAACGGAGAAAGAATAGTTCTTCGAAAAATATTTTGCGGTGATGATGGCGATAATGTTCCTGCCATTTATACTTGGTTAAATGATAAAGGAAAAGAAGTAAGAATTACTGAATCTAAATTTGAAAAAATCATGGATTCTCTTGGAGAAAAAACTGATGCTTACGATCTTATGGACCAAAAAGAAATTATTTATGATCAACTTGCAAATATTTCGGGTCAACGTCCTTCATTTAATATGGCTGATCGGTTGAATCGTCAGCTTCAATTAGTTCATTTAGATCCTCTTATTTTTCCCGAAGAGTTTGTAAAAGTTTTTCAGGATAAAGTTACAGAAGAACTTGCCAAACCTCAGGTTCATCCTCAAAATTGGAATATGGTTTCAGTGCTTGAAGGAACTAGATATGTTATGGGTAATGGAAAATACAAAAAACCTACAACAGAGGCTTCTATTTTTGGAGAAATAGATCGGATAAATCTTAATAAAGCACTTTTTTGATGGACTCAACATATTCTAAAATGTGGAAAAAAGCCATAGGCAATTTTAGCATTCTAGAATTCGAACAAAGAATAAATGAAGAATTACCAAATCAACAAAAAATACAAAATAATATGAAATACAAAATTTTTAATGTGAAAGATCTTTTATCTGAAATCCAATATGAAGGAGTTCGAAAAGGAACAAAAACAGAAGCATATTTGGAAAATGTTATTGAAACTATTAATAAAACAGGAAAATATGTCTGGATTCAGTTTTTTCAACTTGTGGATGTATTCTATGTTGCGGTTCAGGTTTTGCCAACAACAGTAAAGAATGCTCAGGATGAAATTCGGGATCATTATGCAAATGCTGATGTTCGGGAAACTCAGCCTCAGACAATAAAAGGAACTTTATCCGGAGACAAAACACTGAAATCAGCTGACCCAGTTTCCTTAAAAACTTCTTTCCCCTGGAAACAATAAGTTCGTAATTAATCTACATTATTATAAACAAAAAACAAATGGAAAAAATTCATCTCGTTTATCTTGCATTTCTTGGTATTGGAACTTTAGGATTACTAATGTCCCTTATACTCGGAGAATTCAGCCATGATGGTGTTGATTTTCATCACGATTTAGGTGGAATGGACCATGATGGGGATAGTGGGCAAGCTGATAGTCCTCGATTATTTTCTGTGAGAGCTATATTCGCTTTTCTCATGGCCTTTGGCATTGGAGGGGGAGCTATGTTTTTAACTGGAAATTCTATAGTTACTCAGATAATTGTTGGATTTCTTGCCGGAGCATTAACTGCTGTTCTAGTTTATTATATTATGAAATTTCTTTATTCTCAGCAAGGAAATGGTAATATAAATTCAGAGAGTTTTATAGGTAAATTAGCTGAAGTAACTGTGGAAACTACAAATAATGGGTCATGCCAGATAAAAGTAGATTCTGGGGGAGGAGATCAGCTTTTTATAGCTAAAGAAAAGAATTCTAAATCGGTCAAACAACATGAAAGTGTAAAAATTGTTGGCCGTATTGGAACTACGCTTATAATTGAAAAACAGTATTAATAATTAAAACAAACAAACAAAAATGCAAAGTTATCTTATTTTAGGTGGAATTGTTCTTGGTGCGATTATTTTATTCGCTTCCCTATTGGCATTTGTCAATAAAAATTATATTCGAATCCCGCCCAACATGGCAGCTGTTATTTTTGGTCGTAAAAGGGTGACCAAAGCAGCTGATGGAGCTAAAATTGAGAAAGGCTACAGATTAGTAGCTGGTGGTGGATTTTTCAAAATTCCTATTTTGGAAGAAGTTGAATTCATGAACCTCTCAAACCGTACTCTTAATATTGAAGTCAAGGATGCTCCTAATAAAGATGGGGTTATGACAACAGTAGAAGGAGTAGCAAACGTCAAATTTGCTTCAGAAATAAATCTTCTTCAGGTAGCTGTAGAAAGATTTCTTGGCAAAAGCGATGATGATATTAATCAAAATATTCTTCAGAACCTTGAAGGTCACTTAAGAGCAGTGGTTGGAAGAATGTCAATGGAATCCCTTATTGGAGACAAAACTGAGTTAAACAAAGCAGTTCTTGAGGAAGCTAATGATGATTTTAACAAGATGGGTATAAATATAGACTTCCTTAATATTCAAAATATCAAGGATAGTGTTGATTATATCAAAAATCTTGGACGTAAAAGAGCAGCTCAAATAAAAAGGGATGCAGATATTGGTACTGCAGAAGCTGAAAGAGATTCACTTCAGAAAACAACTGATGCTAAAAGAGCAGGTATCGAACAGGCAAACATAAATGATCAGAAAATCTTTGAATCCAATAATTCTCGTGATGTAAAGAAAGCTGAAATGAAAGCTCTTACGGATACTCAAATTGAAATTGCAAATCAGGCAGGACCTCTTTCCCAGGCTAAAGCCCTCAAAGCAGTTGTTACAGCTCAGGCTGAAACAGAAACTGCACAGGAGGTTGCTCAAACTAAGGTTCAGGAGGCTCGTGCTCTTAAAATGGAACAATCATATCAAGCTGATAAAATCGTTCCTGCAGAAGCTGATAAAAAATCTCGTATTATAACTGCTGAAGGAGCTCAACAATCAGTAATTATTGCAGCAGATGGAGATAAACAAGCTACTATTAAGAAAGCAGAAGGGGAAGCTGAACGTATTCGTCTTACAAAGATAGCAGAAGCCGATGGTGAAGCTGCTAAAATTGTGAAAATGGGAGAGGCAGAAGGAAAAGCAATTTATGCTAAACTTTCTGGGGAAGCTAAAGGTATCAAGGAAAAAGCTGAGGCTTATGCTAAACTTGATCAGACTGGTAAATTCCTCCAGGTACTTGAAGCATTACAGACTCTTGGTCCTAATGTTATTAAAGCATTCGCAGACGTTATGTCCGCTTCAACAGCACATCTTGCAAACATACAAGAAGTTAAAATTATCGATTTTGGCCGTGGGGGAAAAGATGGTTCAAGTGTGGGTAATTTCGGTGCAATTCCAGTAGAGGTTCTTACCAAATTGGTTGAAGGACTTAAAGGAACAGGTTTCGATTTAACTAAACTTCTCAATTCCGTAGGGATTAAACCTGAAGATTTGGCTAAAGTAGTTACACAAGAATCTAAAAAAGAATAACAATTTTTGAAGTTTTGAAGGCTTCGGAGAACTGAAACATCTAAGTACCCGGGGCCTTTTAAAACTTTTTTAAATGTATTAGTACAATTAATATTGAAGAATGGCTATTAATTTTCTGAGTGTATAAAATAAAATGGTAATTTATAAAACAGCCAATTTAATAAATGGAAAATATTATATCGGAAAAGATTCTAAAAATTATCTAAATTACTTAGGCTCCGGAATTGCCATTAAAAAAGCTATAAAAAAATACGGCAAAGAAAATTTTACTAAAGAGATATTATGTTTTTGTAAATCTTTAGAAGAACTAGCAGATAAGGAAAAAGAATATATCACAACAGAAATTATAAATGATCCGAGTTCATATAATATGATATTAGGAGGAATTGGTGGATCTGTTAAAGGTAGAAAAAATATTCTTAAAGGAAAAACATATGAAGAAATTTTTGGAAAAGAAAAAGCAGAGGAACTAAAAAAGATCAGATCCACAGCATCAAAGGGTCAAAATAATGGAATGTATGGAAAACACTTAACTGCAGGATCCAAAAATGGAATGTATGGAAAACCTTCTCCAAATAGAAACAAAGAACTTTCTAAAAAGACAAAAGATAAAATTAAAAATAAATTTATAGATAAAAGTCTTATTGATCGCTTTGGGTTGGAAGAAGCTATTAATATCAAGAAAAGAATGTCTATTTCTCAGAAAAATAGAGATCGAAAATACTTAGTAGATCAAATAGATAATGAAGGAAAAAAAATTGGAGAATTTAAAACTATTGTGGAAGCTATAAAAAAACTTAATTTAAGCTCCAAAAAAGCTTATGCTAATTCATATAAAGAATTTAAATTTATAAAAAATGGGACCATTTGAACTGTCTAAGATTATTTTTGAATCTCCTGGAGAATATTCAGATTTAACAAAAGGAGATAAAAGATCCAATTTTTTTATTTTGCAGAGAAGATTCGCTATTAATTTTCCTATACAAGCTCAATTACTTCAACACATAAGAATTAATATGGAAGCTACCATTGATTGGTGGCAACGATATATCAGAAGTAAAAAATATCCGAAAACCCCGTTTTGGATGTATATACCAGGGGTGAAAAAAAATCAGGAGAAAGAAGAGAAAAAAACCAAAATTACTTCTGAAATGATTTCTGAATTTTGCAGATTTTATCAAAAGGATCCCAAACAAATTAAGGATGCTATAAAATTTTATCCTATGGAAATGCAAAAAGAGATGAATGATTTTCAAAAGATGATAAAAGAATTAAGATGAGAGAAATAGCTAAAACTAGAATGGTTTTATCAGCTTATGTAAAAGGTGGAATGAAATCCGTAGCTAAATATCTTTCAAATTCGGAATTAGAATTTCAGGAAGGGACTTGGGTTTTTAAAGCTAAAAATCTTTTAGAAAATAAATGTCCTTTAAGTTTAGAACAAGAAATTAATTTAATGTTATATAAATTTATTTTAGATGATAAAATCAAAGAAGAGCCAAGAGGAGAAGATTCTTAATTATACTTTAAGCAATCTAGAAATAAATGAGATTTGCCCGAATTTTATAGATGGAGTAATTATTTCTATTGAAGAAGGCAAAAGAAGATTGGATCTTCCTTCTTCTATGTCTTCAGATTTTTTTAGAAAATGGCTTGATGGAAGAGGAGGAGTTTTTTCTAAAGACATTGCTCATTTTCTAAAAGGAAAATCTCCTGCTAAATATATTCTTATGGAAGGAGAAGGAGAAAAAACAATTCTTCGATTAATAGAAGACGAAGAATTTTTAGATTTTGAAACTAAAAAATTAGTGGATGGCAAAGTAAAGGATAAAGCCTATATGAATCTTAGAAATATTAAAGAAGGGGAATCACTCACCACTTCTTCAAGATATATAGTAGAAATTCCAGAAATTATCGAAATAGAACTTCTAGATATACCTCATCAAGATGGTGAGGACAGTTTAGCCCAATCAGTACCACTGTTTTCAGACTAAACTTTAATTCCAATTAAAATAAATATTAACCCTTTAATGATAGGAAAGCTTTTGGTTATAAAAAGGGTTTTATGTTAAACTAAAACGATGATTATGAAACAATTAAAGAAACAAATTTACGAAAAGATTGAGACTACATCAATACCTCCTACGAATTTGCTTACTTTGAATAAATTTTCTCTAATAAAAAAACTAGCAAAAGGACTATTGACATTAATCTTCTTAGCAATTTTAGGCCTGTTCACAACTGCTTTAATGGAAATTCCTACTAAAGCAAATACAAATGGGAATAATCCAACTATAGAAAATATAAATTCACTTTATATTTCGAAAGTTAGAAATTACTCAGAAGAAAAACTAATTAAAGAGGTGGATATTTATTTAAAATCCATCGCTCCTAAAGAAAAATTGAATCCAAAATTACTGGTCAAATTATGCGAGAAATATGAAATAGATTTATCCCTAGTTATTGCTCAAGGTATATTGGAATCTCAATTAGGGACAAAGGGTTTAGCGGTACAAACAAACTCTGTTTGGAATGTGGGATCTTTTGATAATGGGATGATTCATTATACTTATTCCAATCCCAATGAATCAATAGAACCATATCTTAAATTAGTAAAAGAAAAATATCTAATTAAGATAACTGCTCGGGGGGATACTATTCATCGAGAAATAAGAAACTTAATAGCGGATAGGGGATTTATAAATCATGAAGGAAAAAGATATGCTACAAGTCCCTCTTATGAAAATAATCTTAGATATTGGATTCTTAGGGTTCAAATGGATTCTAAAATAAAATTATATCAGGATATTAAAATTCTTCCTGATGAAGATATATTAGGATTTTTTATTCCTCAAGGAGAACCAGGAGACAGTTTATTTCTGGCAAAATTATAATTATTTTTGATGTAGTCTAAAAAAACCCCAATCGGGGTTTTTTTTTATGAATAAATAGATAAATATTTTTTTATTATGCTAATGACTAATTATCAATTTACATTAAAAAGAAGTCCTATTGATCTTAGAGATTTAATGTTATGCTCTGTTTATTCAGCTGACATAAAACTTCCAACAACCTATGATCTTCGCCCAGAAATGCCTCCTATTAGGGATCAAGGAAATCAGGGTTCCTGTTCTGCTCAAACAGCTTCTGAAATGAAAGAATGGCAAGAAAGAGCCAATATGGGATATGAAAAATATATGTCTCCTCAATTTATTTATAATTTGAGAGAAAATTATGAGGAAGAGGGAATGACCCCAAGGGATACAATGAAAATTCTTAATAAAATTGGAGTTGTTTATGAAAAAAATTATACATATGGAAAAATAGAACGACTTGATCCCAGCAGTATGAGCCTTGAACTTTTAAATGAAGCTGCTAGGTATATAATTTCAGGATATGCAAGAATTAATTCGGTTGAGGGATTAAAAAAAGCTTTATTTACTAATGGTCCTTGCTATATGGCATTTCCAGTTTATAATCCTGAAAAATGGGAATTCTGGAAACCTGATTATGCAGGGCAGAAAGCATTAGGAGGACATGCAGTTTCTGCTGTTGGTTGGTTGAAAAATAGTTTTATTATTCGTAATCACTGGACTGATCAATGGGCAGATAATGGATATACCTATCTTAAATTTACCGATTGGGGTATGCAATGGGAAGCTTGGACAACTATTGATGCAGATTCTCTAGAAAATTTTAATAGAAAAGCAGTTGCAACCTATGATTTACCAGGATTTTTTGCTAAACTTTTTTATAAAAATTTACATAAATAATTTTTTTATTTAGGGATTTTTTAGTATATTTATTCTATAAAGTTTAGAATATGAATAAATCATACATTGTCAAATATGAAGTACATTGCAAACTTCAAAATTTCTTTAACAAAGAAATAGTTATTAAAAATTGCATATCTGAAATGCATGCAAAAGCAAAATTGGATGATTTTTGCAAAAAGAAACATGGCATAGAATATCAATGTATTATTGTTCTTTCATGCAAAGAAAAATATGATTTGTGTGGGGTAGAAGATATTTTTGGTAAGGGATTTGCGGATATATTTGGAAAAAAATATGGGGGAAAGAAATAATGGCACATGTATTTTTTCAGGAATTTGGAATAAATCCGGGGATAGATGAAAATCAAATCTCTCCAGGTCAAGCGAAATATTTAAAAAATTGTTTAGTTTTGGAAATAGCTAATAATTGGCCTTTTGTTCGATGGATGATGGATAGATTTCGCAACGAAGAGCTTAAGCAGGTGGATCCGCTTGAGGAGGCTTGGTTTAATTTTATTTTTTCCAACCATATTGATATTGAAAAATATGAAAAGAATTCTGATCAATTTATTAATGAATATCTAGAAAAAACAAATGTTAGTTCCGATTAAAAAAGTATTTAGCATTATTGATTCATGTAAAACTACAGATCAATTAGAAGGATGCAAAAGATTAGCTTTATCTTATACCAAACTTATAGCTTCAAAAGGAGTAATAAATTCAGAATTAGTGGGAAAAATATTACAGATAATAATAAATGAAAAGCAAGAAAAATTAACAAAACTTTAACAAAAAGAAATTTATTATCTTAAATTTTTTTGTATATTTGATCTATAATATATAAATAACTAAAAATTAACTAAAAAAATTAAACTGAATGAAAAAATTTGTATTTTGTATTTTGACAATATTATTGTCATTAACATTTGTTCCCATTCAAGCAAGTGCTAGTCCTGCAAAACCAGCTACTGCTTTAACCACTGAAAAAACGGCTGAAATTAAAGCTATGGAATTGAGAATAGCTGAAATTAAAGCTATGGATAAAACAAAATTGAAAGCATCTGAAAAGAAAGATCTAAGAAAGGAAGCTAAGGTAATGAAAGAAAAAGTTCGAAGAGATTACACTTATGAATATAGTGCATTACTTCTTTTACTTCTTCTTTTGATTATTTGTTTATAATATTTGTTGGGATTTTCGGAATTAGCGAGTAACCTCAGTAATTAAAATGTATGGGTGATGTTTTAAACATCACCCTTTATTTTTAAAACTTTAACGCTAAGTATCAAAACTTTTTGAATTATTGTGAGTATATACTTTATAAATTTGATATAAATTAGATGAGAAATTTTCTATCATATTGTCCGACTCTAAATTTAACCTTAACACAGGAGCAACTCCCATTGTGCGGAGTTTCCGAGAGGGTATGTCGATAATAATAGAAAGTTCTCATATTAGATAACTTCTTATAATTTCACCCTCCTCGGACAACCAAGGAGGGTTTTTTATTTTAACGAATTTTTAACGAAATAAGTTTTTGTTCTTTGAGATTTTTTAGTATGTTTGCCATATAAATAAAATAAGGATTTAATGGCAAAAAAAGATCATACATTGTTAGAAGAAGTTGAACTAGTTGATCAGGCTCTTCGTGAAGCAGCTCCTTATGATTTGCAGTCAGAGGTAATAGCTTCAGCAATACAAGCAATTAGAGAAAATCCCGAATTGGATTTATCAACTGCTTTACAATATGGTCTTCAGGATTGGGATGTTTGATGTTTGATATGTTATGTAATCAAAAGTCCCGGGTCCTTAAAAAATTCGGGACTTTTTATGTCCCAGCGATCTTTGACATATTGGTTTTATTGGCGCTGATGCTCAATGGATGGGTACCGGTCTGCAAAACCGGATTAGATGGGTTCGATTCCCACCGGCGCCTCTAGGTTGTAGTAAGATAATGGGTTACTTCGCTTTGGTTGCAAAATTACACCCTGTTCAAATTTCTCAACTTAACTATTAAAGGTAAGTAACGATGCTAAGGGAACCTTCAAATAATGTAGGATAAAAGTTAAAACCAGTATAGATCTGGATCCTACAAAAATTAAGCTGTAGTGAGTAAAGAGGTTACTTCGTGAGATTCCAAAACATCTAATAAAAGACACCTCTTTCAAATTTCTCAGTTTTAATGCCGATGTAGCTCAGTTGGTCAGAGCAGCGCACTTGTAATGCGCAGGTCGGGGGTTCGAATCCCTTCATCGGCTCAAAGTACATGAATTCCTTAAGTGGGGTTTTGGAGAAAAGTAATTACGTAATATCTTCTCTCGGGTATATTGGCAGCTTGCGATAGCATCGCATTGAAAGAAAATGCAACTGTAGCCACGATCAGTTTTTCAACATGTATTTTAAAAATTGCCCTATGGTGTAATAGGTTAACATACCGCACTTTGGATGCAGTGAGTGTAGGTTCGAACCCTACTGGGGCAACGAAATGTTCCTATATCGTCAAAGGTTAGCTACCGGCGATAGAATATAGAGAGCGATAGATAGGTCCGGACTTAATTCTATCTTACCTTACTCGAGGTGGTAAAAGTACTCTCGAGACTTCGGGGTGTGGCCTAATTGGCAAGGTACTACATTTGGGATGTAGGGAGTGTGGGTTCGAGTCCCGCCACCCCGACTAAAATTGAGGTATCTACCCTTGTGAAGAAAGGGGCCTGGCGGTCAACCCAGGTGCGGATTATTCTGATAAGGAAAAAATAGTATATCGGAAATCTATCTATAAGTGTACATAAAAATAGAAAGTAAGATATATGAAAATAGGGTTCAAATCCCCCATACCTCACTAATTTAAATTAATAAAATGGGAAAAGAGGAAATTAAAAAAGAATTTATTGAATGCGAATGTGGCACTCATCTATTACAAATTATTCATAATGCTGAGTATTTTGATGATATAGAAACAAATAAACAAAGAATTCGTCAAGAATTTTGGTTAGCAATGTTTAATTACGGAAATCAAAAACCAAGTTTTTGGCAAAGAATAAGAATTATTTGGAATTATCTCAAAACTGGAAAAATGCATGAGGATCAAATGATTCTTACTACAGAAGAAGCTCAGAAACTTGCAATTTTTATAAATAATAATATTATTGAAACAGAAAAAGATTGAATGTATATTAAAGCGAAGCCTGGAATACACGGATCTGCAGAATCCTAATAGCTTGGGGGATACGAATTGCTAAATGACCAGTATTATATATGTTCCCTAATATGCATTTTTTAAATTGTCCTCTCGAATAATGGTAGTTCACATGTCTCTGGAACATGGAGTTTGGGTTCGAATCCCGCGAGGACAACCACGGATTTTTGAGTATCGAACATGAATATATAAATAAAATATATTCATGACTAAAAAATTTAATTATTTTTATAGAGTAGAAAATCTCATTAATGGAAAATTTTATTTTGGCGTACATAGTACAAATAATTTGGAAGATAAGTATTTAGGTTCAGGAAAACGAATATCATATGCTATAAAAAAATACGGTAAAAATAATTTTCAAAAAGAAATTTTAGAAAGCTTTGAGACTTTTAAGAAAGCTTTGGATTATGAAGAATTTATTGTTTCCGAAGAATTATTAAAAGATCCCAGTTGTTATAATTTGATGAAAGGCGGAAAAGGAGGAAATAACGGTAGAGGAGAAGAATGGTATAAACAGCATTGTTCAGAAGCTGGAAAAAATTGTATGAAAGATCCTATTTATAGAGAAATTTTTATAAAAAAACAACGGGAGAATTGGAAAAATATTTCTATTCATACAGGATTTAAAGATAAAAAACATTCAGAAGAAGCCAAAAAGAATATAGGTAAAGGAAATTCTTTATCTCAAAAAGGAGAAAAAAATTCTCAATTCGGAACTTGCTGGATAACAAATGGAATTAATAATATGAAAATTCCAAAAGATGAATTAAATCTCTGGCTCCAAGAAAATTGGAAAAGGGGAAGAGTATAAACTGTAGTAATGTTAAGAGTTACTTCGATCTGTCTTGAAAACAGGTGTCCGTAAGGACGTGGAGGTTCGAGTCCTTCTACTCTTGGGGAACTTAGGGTATGACGAAATTGGTAGACGTGCTTTAGAAAAAACACTCTAAACGACTTTCTCAGTTTAAATTCGGGGTACGATCCACATGGTGAGGTTGCCGGCATTGGAAGCCGGATTATTGGGGGTTCGAGTCCCTCTATCCCGACTAAATTGTTTGCTTAAATATGAATGTATGCGTAGGCGATTACAGCCTTCATAAGTAGCAGCCGGTGCAAACCGTGGTTAAGTCCTGCTTCCAATAACGAAACGCATAAGCCGATCAAGCGGAAAAACATTCATGGTAAAGATAACTATTTGATCCAGTCTCTACAGGGTAGTTCATTACTGCACTGTATGTACGAAGGTATAAAACGCTTGGGGATAGTTATTCCACTTGATAATTTGGACAAACAATTTAATTTTGCCCTCTTAGCAGAAATGGCACGTGCATCACACTTAGGATGTGATAATTATGTGGGTTCGAATCCCACAGAGGGTACAAAAATTCAAGTCTGGCATCTATGCCATTTTTATCATAAATATATAGAATAAATAAAATTATGTATAAATGTGAATGTGGAAGACAATTTGAAAAACAAAATTCTCTAAATACCCATGCAAGATTTTGTAAATCTTATATCAGAAAAAATAAAATTTCCAAATATAGAGAAAATGAAAATTTATATAAATGTGAATGCGGAAGAATATTTAATAATTCTCAAGGATTAAATGGACATTTTTGTTATTGTTTAATTCATCGAAACGGGAAACCCCCCATGGAAATAAAAGTAAATTGGGGGAATTCGGGAAATCAAAATAAACCTTGGTGCAAAGGATTAAATAAAGAAAATAATTTATCATTATTAAATGCTTCAAATAGCTTAAAAGAAAATTATTCGGGGAAAGATGCTATATGGTATGGAAAACATCATTCTGATGAAACAAAAAGAATATTATCCGAAAAAAGAATGAAATTTTTACAGGATAATCCAAATAGTAATATTAAATGGTTTTCTATAAGCAATGGGGAAAAGGAGATTAAGGTTCAAGGAAAATGGGAATTGAATATTGCAAATTGGTTGAATGAAATTAATGAAAAATGGGATCGAATAACTATAAAATATAAAAATAGGAGGTATACCCCAGATTTTTATTTAATTGATAGAGATGAATATATTGAAGTTAAGGGATGGTTGAAGGATAGAGATTTATATAAAATGTTTTTAGTTTTACAGGAAAATCCTGATATTAAAATAAGATTATTACAAAAAAAATTATATAAAAAAATAGATAAAATAAAAATTGAGGATATTCCCATATTTAATGAAATTTATTCTTTAGATAATGTGGATTTTAATAAATTTAAAAATGTTTTTAATTTGCTCCCTTAGCCCAACTAGGCAGATCAGACTTAAACCCTGTACAGTATCGGTTCGAATCCGATAGGGAGTACAAACGGAATGTATATCAGTTGGCTAGATTACCTGATTAGGGTTCAGGAGGTCGAGGGTTCGAGTCTCTCCATTCCGACATTTTTATTAAAAACATTTTTTTCCTAAGAAATTAATTTGTATATTTGCTCTATTGAATGAGACAAAGAGTTTGTCAGAAACTTACCCTTAATAAGGTAAAGCGGAACTCGGCTTAAGGCAGCTGTTAAAATAAAAAAATATGAAACGCCTATTAACTTTTATAACATTATTACTGCTTTACACTACCACCAGTTTTGGTACTTGTAAAATATCTAATAACACAGATGCTAAGAATACTCCTTTATTTGAAAGAGTTTTTGCTCTTGTTTCTAAAGATTTAGATATTGATACTTGTAATTTAGAAATAACTATAAGTTATAGTATTTTTAAGGAACCAGTTAAAGCAGCAACAATAAGAAGCGCAGAGAATAGTTATGTTATAAATATAAGCGAATATATCCTTGAATGGGATAAACCTGAAATCTTTATACATGAATTAGTTCATATATCTCAAATAGAACATCATAAACTTGTTATATACAGATATTCTGCTTGGTTTGAAGGTAAAACATACACCAATGATATACCTTATGAAGAAAGACGGTATGAGAATGAAGCAATGAAAGGTTCAAGAGAATTAACTAAGAAATATTGTAAAGAATTAAAATAGGTAGCATTCTTTTTTAATATAAAAAGTTCTTTAAAATATTGGATGTGAATACCGATCGGAGATTGGTATCTGGTGCGGCGGGGATCGAGACCCCAACTTGGTCGGCTCAAATCCGGCCAGGGCATGGATTAGAATAATCAGAGATGCTCTGTTCTAATGCAAAAAACAGAAAATCATCCAAAAATATTCCAACTGAAGAGATCCAAAGGCTTCCAAACCCTGACCAATGGATCGTCCAAAGGGACTACTGGAGGGAATATATTCGGAAGTTGGATTAAACTGACAACGAGTATATGCCATGCGGAAGGTAGGACGCCGGGCTTCGACACTCAAGCTAAGTCTTCGGACAGAGTGTTCAGACTCAAGACTAAAGGGATGTGAGAGCTGGTTGGAATTTTTATAATTTTGCCGACATCGCATAGTGGCAATTGCAAGGGACTGTAAATCCCTCGCCTACGGGCTTCGAAGGTTCGAGTCCTTCTGGCGGCACTGAAAAAGCGGAAGAATGAGAATCCGGCCTTGAATATATAGAATAAAAACTATGACTCAAGGAAAAATTAAAGTTACTGATCAAGAAATTCTTGATATTTTTAATACGGATACAACTCTTAATAAAGCTTCAGCTAAGTTAAATATGTCTTCGATTTCATTATGTCGAAGAACTAAAAAGCTTGGTTTAAAATGGGTAGATAAAAAGAATCATGGAGGAGGATTCGAAATTCCTCTTTCTGAAATTCTTGAAGGAAAACATCCTTACTATCAGACTGGTCATCTAAAATTGAGGTTGATAAAAAAGGGGATTAAAGAAAATAAATGTGAAGAATGTCATATAACAGATTGGAATGGAAAATCATTGAATATGCAACTAGATCATATAGATGGTAATCCTCATAATCATCTTTTAGAAAATTTAAAAATGTTATGTCCCAATTGTCACAGTCAAACAGAAACATTTTGCGGTAAAATTTAATTTAAAACAAAATACAATGAGTAAATTTCGAATTGATTATGATGATCGGCCTGACGATATTATTGATAAAATCAATCAGGCATTAATAACTCATGGATTATCAATAATAAAAATTGAGGATCCGAGTGATGAAGAAGAGGAATCTCAACATTATAAAATTGTTAAGTTTCTTCCGGATGAAGGATAAGATTCTAGAAACCCAATGGGGTGTAATAAATTATAATTATTACAAAGATGAAAAATATCCTAATGGACTCTTAATTTTTATGGGAAGTTATATTCCTAGAAAATTTAGGGGACAAGGTAAATTCAAAGAAATGGTAAATGAATTATTTTCTCAATTTCAAAAAGGAACAGAAGTTCAACTTGCTATTGCAAATAAGCATTTAATTCACATGTTTGAAGAAATGGGATTTGAAAAAACAGAAGATATTGAATACTGGGGAAGTCCTAGTAATACAATAAATTTGAAAGGAAAAATATAAATATTGTCCAGGTGGCGGAATTGGTAGACGCGTTGGTTCGAGGGGCCAATGTTAGAAATAACGTGTGGGTTCGAGTCCCATTCTGGACACAAAGCAGATTATATGATAGTAACTGTAAGGAGAGCGCTCTCCACTATCCTATGGCGCGTTCGTATAATGGCTAGTACGCAGGGTTTTCATCCCTGTAATAGGAGTTCGATTCTCCTACGCGCTACTATCATAACAGTGACAAATTTGGGTTCGATTCCCAGGTGGGTCGTATCAGACGGCGAAGCAATTCTAAATGTATTCCTGATATGGCGTACCCTAAGCTAGGGAGGTATAGCTTATGATAAATGCTCGGTTCTTCTAGAGGCAGGAAGGATGTTTCTCAGGCATCAAACAAGGATTCGATTTCCTTACCGAGTACAAGGTGAAAATGCCTCAATCATAGAAATGAGGTCAAAGTCCATAACTGCACAGCGTTCTATGTCTGTGCACGGAAAATTTTCACCCTAATGGCGCTGTCTTCTAATGGCCTAGGAATTCTCCCCTTCAAGGAGCAAGATGCGGGTTCGACCCCCGTCGGCGCTACATATATCAATCTTAAAAATAATAGTTCGAAACTTTTCTCAAAATCCTCATTATAATAATATGAAGATATGTGAAAACTGTAGTAAAGAACATGATGAAACTTATGGTTCCGGAAGATTTTGTTCGATTAAATGTGCTAGGGGATTTAGTACTAAAGCAAAAAGAAAAGAAATAAATGAAGCAGTAAGTAAAAAACTAACAAAAAAAATAGATAAAGGCGAAAAAATAGGATATATTCAAAAATCCATCAAACCCAAAAATATAAAATATTGTCTATGCGGACAACAATTATCACCACGCAATGAATTAGGTTTTTGTAATAAATGTAAATATTCTTCGGAAATATATCGAAAAAATGTTAGCAATTCATTAAAAGGAAAAACCGGAGGATATAGAAAAGGAGCTGGACAAACTAAAGGAGGGAGATACCAAGGATTTTATTTTGATAGTCCATTTGAAATTGAAATTGCAAAATATTTAGATACTCTAGATATTAAATGGAAAAGAAATACTAAAAGATTTTATTTTATTTTTAATAACAAGAAAACATATTATATCCCTGATTTTTATATAAATAATTCCTTTTATCTAGAGGCAAAAGGATATTGGCATGGGGATAAACAGCAAAAGACAGAAGAAGCAGTTCGACAAAATAATTTAAACTGGAAAGTAATAATGTGGAAAGATTGGAAGAAGAATAATTCTATACTTCTAACAATTTTTCAACAATGACCAAATCCACTGGCATACTACACGAGGATTCCTGCCAGTTTCCAACATGGTATATAGTGGTCCCCGATAACGGAGTTGGCAGACAAGGTTAGAGGGTATCTGCGTTAGTTTAATGGCTAAAACTCCGGCGTTGAGCTGGAGATATGGGTTCGACTCCCATACGTGGAGCTAAATAAAACCAATATTTTAATTAACGAGAATTTAACAAAAATCATTTTTATATTATCAAATCTTTTCGTATATTTGATCTATAATAATAAACAATAAAACCAATACGTTCTTTTAAATTTTGATTTTCAAATCCGTAGTAAGTTAAGGAGTTACTTCGAAATAACGGTCCAAAGGTAGTACCGACACCGCGAGGTGCCCACGAATGCATGAAAAATTGCATCGTTTCACAGATCTCTTGTAGATGCTGAAGACGGGTAACGGTAGAACATATAGAAACTTTTGTATGAGTCAGGAGGACTAATAATCCGTACATACTGTGAAAACGAAAGTAATTAAGGCCTGGAATTAAAACCAATAGCAATATTGGTGAGCCTATAAAGTTCTATGCGACCGGCCACCCAAGATAATACTCTAAACAAAGATTCTCGGATAACATTATAATTCGTGGTAAGATAAGGGTTACTTCGCGTCAATTGCTAAAATACACTCTTGTCAACTTTCCCGAATTTCATTTTTTATATGCGGTTTCCCACGGGTAAGGACTCATGTTACCTGAAGTGGTTTCAATCTAATATTGATCATAAAAATTGAATGAGGGGTGAAAATCCCCGGAACCGAGACCATTCGGCACCTTCCAATGAGGTAACATTTGGCCCCATCATAATATTAGCTATAAAGGATGGGTGATCAGTGAAAGTCTGAGGGGCGCCAACCCATAAAGATATTCCATTAAAAAGGAAATCTAAACTAGCTCGCCACCCGAGCGTCAGAAAGGTTTCAGTTATGAGTTAAATAACAGGTTTTACGTCGCATGATTTACCTTTAATAATCAGGCTCCGTGTTCCGAACGTTAGAGGGTCTCCCGCCAATGAGTACAATGTGGTAGGTTTTTTACGCTTCTGAGTTTTTCTTCTAGAGCAATCTAAAAAAATTCAGTGTACCGTATGGATTCCACGGAAGGGTCTAATTGGCTCGCTTCGGTCTTAAGGGTTAGCACCCAAGAGTAGAAAACCTCGGCAGAGGTTATCGGGGGTTGGCTTACTTAAATTAGCCAACCTTTTTTTTAAGCCTTCGTGGCGGAAATGGATAGACGTGTCGGATTCAGTATCCGATTCCCGTAATACGGAGTGTGGGCTCGAATCCCACCGAGGGCACAAAATTTTTTAGAATATCTGAGACGGCAGAAACGTAAGAAATTGCCTTATGATCCGTCCACTAAGCATTAGAAGGAGAAGTTACTCATACATGTTAAGAGGTGATGAGCTTTTGGTGGAAAAACGTTTTTTAATATTCTATCAGATATATACAATATAAAGTATAAATTATGAACACTCAGTTTTGGAAAGGCTTTCTTATGTGTATTGTCGGAGTAATTTTTACTACATTTAATACAATTCCTATTAACTTTTCCATAATGCTTGTTACTCTGATTGGTTCTATCCTGGTGTATATAGGAACTAATGCAATCAAATCCTTACGCCCAATATCAATTCCAAGTACATTAACCTGGAGAGATGCGGTTCATTCTCTTTTTATTCTTATTGGCAATGGCCTCGTTGATTCAGCTTATTCAATAGTAACTGGAACTACAATACATTGGATTATTTTATTACAAATATCAGCAAGTATTGCATTCACATATTTAGGATCAACATTCTTTGGAGGTCCATATTCAGCAAAACCTGTTAGCTGGTCAAAAAAGACACGTATTTCTTATACTAAAAAAATGATGATATTATGAAAGATTTTAGCCAATACAAATTAAATGTTCTTCCTAGTCCCAAAAATAAAAGAGATTGGTTAGCATCTGAGATTTATCCTAGAGCAATATTACCAGAAGTGGTTGATTATCGTCCTCAAATGCAACCTATTAGGGATCAAGGCGATCAAGGATCGTGTGCAGCTATGGCCGGTGCTGCAATGAAAGAGTGGCAAGAGAAACTTGACATGAATCTTAATGAGTACATGAGTCCTCAATTTATTTATAATAGCAGAGAAGATCTGAATGAAGAAGGAATGTACATGAGAGATCTTATGGCAGTATTGAAGGAAAAAGGGGATTGTTTAGAAATAATGTTTCCTTATGGAAACATGGAATTACCATCTATTGATGCTCTTATGAATGCTTCTCTTTATAAGATATTGAATTATGCGTTCATTGATATAATTGATGATTTAAAATTATCTCTTTATTCTAATGGTCCTTGTATTATTGCAGTTCCAGTCTATAACTTTACAGAACGTATGTGGTTTCAGGGATCAAAACAAAATCTTCTGGGCGGCCATGCATTATGTGTAGTAGGTTATAATAAAGATGGATTCATTATTAGAAATTCTTGGGGTACTGATTGGGGTCAAAATGGTTATTGCATTATGTCTTATGATGATTTTGGTTTACAATGGGAATTATGGACTACTGTTGATGCAAGATCTTATAATCCACCAGTTCCACCAACACCTCCAGAACCACCAACCCCACCAACACCACCGGATCCACCTATTCCGCCAACACCTCCGGATCCACCAGTTCCACCAGAGCCTGAAAGAAAAGGTTGTTTTGCAAAGATTTTCGGAATTTCTTAATTTATATAAATTGTTAATTGCTAACCGTTCAGTCGGAAAGTATACATAACTTAAAGCCACTAGCAATTTTTATTATTAATTACATTAAATACAAAATAACATGAAATCAAAAATGCCATACATTCTTACAGGATTATCTATTTTAGCTGAATTCTTTGTTATTGCAGTTTGTGTTTTCCTCGCTATTTTTACTCCTAAAGAGGAAACAGCTTTAAGATGCATTCTCTATGCATTTATAATCTGGCACTTATTTTTGGATCCAACGGGTCTATTTCAAATGTTTACTCCTAAAAAACTTAAGGAAAGATTTCAATCTTTGAAAAATTCTTTTTCTTAACATTTAACCTATATTTAACAGGAACCATTTTTCTGGTTCAATTTAATTTTGTATATTACATTATTATTTAATTTAAAACTTATTTATGAAAAAAATTATTACTAGACCTAAAATAGGAGATACTAGGATATATTTTACTTTTATCCTATTTCCAAAAACCCTTCAAAATAATGGAAACTGGATTAAAAGATGGTGCGAAAAAGTTCAAATTTTAGAGAGGTATTGTCTTGGGGTAGGACAAGACGATAACAATAAATGGGTCGATCAATCTTGGGCAGATTTACATTATTAAATATTCACTTATAATTCTAAATTTATTATTAATCAAAATTGAAAACTATGGCAGAAGGTAGAAGTGGTGATCTTGTTTTATCGCAAGGAACATACGTATTACTTCAAGACGGAGCTACAGGACAGGTAGAAGTTGTTACTGGTCCTTTTAAAGTTTCTCTTGCAGACACAGATCGACCAGTCATTTATGACAGGGAATCTCGTTTATTCTCTCCAACAACAGCAGACAAAGCTATTAGAGTTTGTCCAGCTGCAGATGAAGGGCAATATCTTGTTTTAACTAATCCATCCTCAGAGGATAATGGTGTAAAACATCCAGGAAAAGGAAAACAACCTACAATGGATCTTACAATGGGAAGCAAAATTAATCTTCCGGGACCAGTAGTTTTTGCACTTTTTCCAGGTCAAGTAGCTGAAGTTATTGATGGGCATCAGCTTAAATCCAATGAATATCTTCTTATTCGTATCTATAGCGAAAAGAAAGCAAAGGAAAATATTAAGAATTCAGTGGTAAAAGCTGCAGAAGGAACTGAAGAAAAAACTGGAAAGAAAAAAGAACTTTTTGATGAAAAAGAAATCCGCACAGGAAATCTTCTTATTATAAAAGGCACTGATGTTTCTTTCTATATGCCTCCAACAGGTATTGAGGTTCTTGAGGAAAAAGGAAAATACACCAGAGACGCTGTCACTTTGGAAAGACTTGAATATTGCATTCTTCTTGATCAAAATGGTGACAAACGCTATGTAAAAGGCCCGGATGTTGTATTTCCAAAACCAACTGAGGTATTCATTCAGTATAAAAATCAGAATGTTTTCAGAGCAATCGAACTCAATGAAGCAATGGGTATTTATATCAAAGTTATTGCTGATTATGAAGAAGACGGAAAAAAATATATTGCTGGTGAAGAACTTTTTATTACCGGAAACGAACAAAAA